AGACTCCCGCGGCGGGCTTCACGACAGCGTCGACCTTAGCCTGTAGGACTTCGTGTCGACCGTAGAGGCCTCCTACCTTCCGCTCCACTCGTTCGGTGGTCTCGAGGATCTTGGACCCTTGGTCGTGGCATTCGCGCATGGACGAAAGCCACGCGATCCGGTCGGCGTCATGACTGAGTCGCTCGGCCTCGGACTGCTCGATCATGGCGTCGACCTGAGCAAGATGCTTGACGACAAGCGCCGAGCCAGCCGGAACGACGGTCTCTTTCACGAATCTCGCCGCGTACCAGACGAGACCGACGAGCAGCACGACGGACGAAGCTGGACCGGTGAGAAGGCTAATGATTTCCAAATGTTCTTCCATGTCAACTCCCATAACCAGCGGCGATGAGGGCGTCGGCGACAGCTTGGGCAGTCGGCTTGGCGTCCGCAGCGAGAAGGTCCGCAGGCAGTCTTGCGATGCGGGCCGCAGCAAGGGCGTTGGCCTCGGCAACAGGGATTAGCACGACGACCTGGGCGTATGCCTGCGAACCGCTGCCGTCGTCATAGTCGATCATCTGCTCGGGAGGAACAGTTGTTGCGGTAATCGCCATACTACGCCGTCCTTAGCCGATAGGCTTGAATCTTGAACTCGGCAGACCCTACAAAGTTGTTGAACTGAAGGTGGATATAGCGTCGATTACCCGGTGTTCCTGCGCCAGACGGCCCACGCCAGTCCTCGGGACCGGCAGTCCCCAACTGCTTACCGTCAACAGCCGGAAGAGACGCAGTCCCTTGGTCGAAAGACAGCTGAACGTAATCGCCGAGGATGATCCCCTGCATGCGGGTCGGCGTCGTCGTGTAGTCGGTGATCGTTCGGCTGTTGGCCGTGGTGAACTGCAGCGACGGGTACCGCGTGCATTCCCTCTCCAGCAACTTCGTCACGCCCGTGTCCCCGAGCAGCCACTGAAAATGGCCAGTGTTGTGCGGAATCGTTGTGTCGTCGGCAACTTGCCAGAAGATCGCCGCCGAGCTGCCGCCGCTTGCGACGTTGGTCGCAACGCCGTTTACGACCCAGGGGGAGTCGTCTACATCCGCCCCGATGTCGATGATCAAGTACGCCTTGTTGCCACTACTGAGCGTACACGCGATGGTGCCCGAAGACATCGCCAGAGCGCTTGGCCCGCTGGTGCCACGGTAGTCCAAGGTCACCGACAGGCCCCCGACCGTGTGAGCGCCGGCGCCGCCGGAACCCCCTCCACCTGTCGTCAGGAAGTTGTAGCTTGTACCTGAAAAATCAACGAGGTCAGCAAGCGTGACTCCGCTGGCTGCGGCTGCAATGCTGAACGTATGTGTAGCTGTGGCAAGGGCGTTGTTGCTTGAGTCTCGGGCGGTCAGGGACAGAGTTCCAGTGTTTCCGTTGGCGTTGTTTCCAAACACATACGGGCCGCGATCTGTGCGACTGGAGATAGACGATGAGCCCACGGCATTCGTGACTACCGCGAGGTAGTTACTTTCGTCGATTAGCCCGCCGCTGTCGGTGAACGCGCTAAACGTCTTGTTTGACAGAGACGCACCCGCAGACACAGACTGAGACGTAGCCGAAGGGGCCGTGACGGTCGAGTTGTTACCGCCGCCTGCGCTGGGTCCGGGGAACACGGGAGCGATGGGCATCAGCTTCCCTCTTGATAGCGCTTGAGGGCGTCGAGGATGACCCGCGCCATCGGCCGCGAGTACGCAACCAAGGGCGACGTGTGTGAGCTCGGATCGTAGTTTGCAAGCAGCTCTTCGATCTGGTCGAGCGGGATGAGCACAGGGATCACCACACACTCCGCGTCGATAGCCGTACCGTCAGTGTCCTCTCCCATCACGTGTTGGGTTGAGACCTGGGTGAAGTCTGCGTGCATGAAGCTCATGGGATCACTGTGTTGATTGTCTGTGCGACAAACGTGGCCCGGAACCTCTGCTGGTCTCCCGCGGCGATGGTTACCGAACTACCGCTGGTGCCGACTCCAACCATAATGTGCTGCGCGGTGCTCGCGGCGAGGTCCGTGTTGCCGTTCCGGTTGCCAAGCTTTTCTTGGAGCTCGCCAGCTTTTAAGCCCACATAATAGCCGCCAATCATTTTCCGCCCGACGCGCAGGTTGGTGCTGATTCCGTGTGTGGTGTTTGCGTTACCAACCGCCGTCGAAGCACTTTTCTGCCACGTCCCGTAGACGCGATTGCCGGTACCGCTGCGAGTGGCGATCCCGCCTGAACCGTCCATCGTGTCGATTACCACAGAGCTGGCGTCAGTCGCGGCGCCTACCACAACAGCCTGATTGAAGTCGCCGTAGTCGGCCGACGCGTCCAGAGCCATCACCGTGGTGAGGATGAGCTGGTTGTCCGTGGTGATTGCGGTGTTGTCAATCGCCAACGCCTTGTACCACCGAGGTGCTCGGTGTTCGCCCCCAGCATTCCATTGGTAGTTCTGTGACCCCGAGCCAAGCACGTTCCAGGTCACCGTATTGAACCCACCACTAAAGCTCACAGTGTCAATCAGACTGTCGGGGTCAAGCAGAGTCCATGAACCGTCGGTCAGGTCCACCACGTCACCGCCCATGTTCAGCAGCGACACGCCCGTGCTGCCACCGGTCGTGACACCAGGAAAGACAGGGGCGATTGGCATCAGTCAGTCCAGGTCAGACGAACCGCTGTCCGCACAATATCCACGGTTCCGGTGTCGGTCTTGAAGAACGCAAACACCGAGTCTGACTTACTCAGGTCTGAGTATGGGATGTCGATACTGTAGACCGCGGAACCTTCTGTCACGGTGCTGATGCCAAGCGCCAGCGTAGCCTCTGTGTCGGGGACGATGATGGAAATATCTCCGTCAGCTCCGTCGGTTCCGATCTTCACGGTCAACTTCGTAGCGCTGCTGGCCAACGAGGTAATGTCGACGTACAGCGCCCCGAGACGGCCGACGAACGGCTGCCCCACCACTCGCTTCGGGTGTGGTGTGTTCAGCTTCAGCTCGACGAGCTTATCGTCGTCAAACGCGCCGGTGATACTCAGCTCCCCACCGGATTCACCAATCGCCGTATAAATGCCCATGATAGACCTCGCAGCCGAAGCATAGCACGGGGCGCAAGGTCAGTCCCGGTCGTCATAGAAGAACTGGCCATCTCCTTCGACGGTCCAGCTGTCTTCGACGGAGTGGTCGAACCGATTTTCGGTGAACTTCGGTGTCGCGCCCTTCTTCAGGATGTACGGATCGGTGAAGCTCGGGTCATGGAAGCAGCAGTAGTTGTTGGGTACCAAGCAGAAGTTTCCGTTATCCAAGGCGATGAAGTGCCCCTGCTTGTGCTGCCACGGCGTGTCGCTGTAGCCGTTGCCCCACCAGTCGATCGTCCACATGTAGCGACCCTGGGCGACCTCGCCGCTGCGCGGCAGTCGAACCCACACCAGCGAGGGCAGTCCGCGGAAACACTCAACGCTGAAGTTCTCTCCGAAGCAGTCCCATGCCTGCAGGTTGCGCAGTGGCATCTCCTTGACCTTCGCGGGGTCGAGCTCGTTGTTCTGCCCGTCATGACACAGCGCACTGATGGGGATGGCTGGACCAGCCCAGGAGGCCCCGTTCTCCAGCAGAAGGTTGAACCCCAAGGCCTTACCGCAGCGGCTCCTGACGCCGTACACAGCGGCCTTCATCACGGGGTCGTGTCCGGCAGGCAGCTTGCCTCCGTAAAAGTACCGCATGCGGACATAGCAGTAGAAGACTTCGTCGGGCAGGCTCGAGTGTAGGACGGCCATGATTACTCCTTCAGGCAGGCGAATGCAGCTCCCGTATCTTGTAACACACGTGTGTGACGGAGCAGCGCATATCTCACCAAGTCGAAAGGCTCGTTGACGTAGTTACATATTCGTTCGACTGTCTGCAGGCCGTACGGCGTCTCGTAGGGCAGCACCAGCGGGTGCAACTGAAGCGCTTCTTTGAAGCCCGTTTCCAGGCCAGTAAAGGTTTCTCGCTCTGCGAACGGCGTGTTTCCGACTGCTTTTCGGTAGCTGGGAATCACCTCAGTCAGCGGCCGTTCGACGACCACCAGCCGGGGCACCATGCGGAGCAGGTCAGGGTACAGCAGCCACGAAGATGAGCAGTCACCGTCAAGGCCGTGCATCGCTGCAACATGAGCTTGACGCACGGTGCGCTCTGAGTTCATGAATGAAAGCGCGCCTTCATGGCCGACGACACTGTCCCCCTTGTAGAGGTAGTTCGCCAACCACCCGTGCCCTGAGCGCGGGTAGCCTGTGATGATGAACTTCATCAAGACGTTGAGATGACCAGCTTTTTCTTCTTGCCCGACTTCTTGCGCTTCGCTGTGCTGGAGCGCTTACGGCCAGGGTTGGAGTGCTGGTATGGGATACGCTTCGGCCCCGTCTTGGTCTTTTTGAAGCGCTTCTTCTCCTCAGAACTCATCTCACTCGCGGTCTTGGGCGTATCTTTTGATACACGCTTCGACGGCCGGCAGGCGGGGTACTTGCTCTTCCGAGACTTTTCGCTCTTCTGCCGACCGCATGGCTTGCCGGTCTTAATGTCGACCCACTCTTCCTTGAACCAGCGATCGAGACCGCCCTTGGTCTTTGCCATCAGTCCCTCCCGCCAGCTTTGAGCTTTACCTTCTTGTACTTGCCCCCGCGCTTCTTGTACTCGCGGACAATCCATCCGTTAGCATAGGCAGATGGGTAGACCTTGAACTTCTTCTTCGCCGCAGCTTTTACGCGGGCGTAGAGAGCCTTGTCAGTGGGCACGTTCTTGGTCTTGGCAGCCATGGGTCAGCCTCGTCGCCGGGAAGCAAACAACTGTTCTTCCATCTGTTGCTTGAGGTCGGCGTAAGATGCTCGACCGCCAGAGACCGAAGGTGGCTCGTAGGCGGCAGAGGACTCGTTGTTCATCACGTCGATAGACGCAGGGACGTCTTCAGGCGCGGTTGGGTTGAACTGCGGGAACAGTGCGCCCGTCATCTTCAGCGCGGTCTGGGGGTCTTGTGCGGCCCCTGTCTCGAGCAGCGTCGTGAAGGTAGTCAGCGCGTCTTCGTTGTTGTCATCCCACAGGTCAGGAGCGGTTTCGCTGACCCACTTGATGAGTCCGTCGAGGACTTCTTCGTTACGGGCCTGCTCCTGCTCAGCGGCAACTTGTCGCTGCTCTTGCAGCTGCTGACGAAGCTGTTCGCGTTCTTGCTCGACGGGAGACAGGCGTTCGCTGAAGTCTTTTTCCAGCTGCTCTCTCAGGATCTTCTCAGCAGCCTCTCGCTCACCGGTTGCGGACTCCAGCTTCTGCCGGAGCTCGTCGGCTTCGCGAAGCGCTTGGGTCCCAAGGTCTTCACCCGTGTCGAGCCAGCGCTTGTAGCGAGAGAGCTCTGAGGCGAGCTTCTGCTCTTTGTCTTCGGCCGCCTTTCGGAACTCGGCCATCTCTTGCGTCTTCTTGGTGAAGCCGCTCTCGAGATGCTTGTACTTGGTCTGCATCCCGTCGAGGAGCAGGTTGCGATGCTTCTCCTCGATGCTGTTGAACCATTTTGAGTCACTGAGAGAGTCAATCTCTCCGTTCCACGAAACGGCGGTCTCTTCGACCATTCCTGCGTCAGGGGTTGAAGGTGCTCCCACCGATGACTCGGCGGTTGGTGACCGTACCTCGCTGCCGAGATCGGTGGGAGCGCTACCAGAACTGGGGGACTCGTCTGAGGCGGGAGGGGATACCGCCTGCGTAGTTGTCGACGACTCCGCCGGGGCAGGAGACCCGGTGTCAGTGCTGGTAGCTTCGGGGGTGTTGCTCACTTCGGTTTCCACGTACCACTCCTATAGATTTCACATTCCGGGGGGCATACCAGGACCAGGCGCTGCGGGAGCGCCCATCGGCGGTCCACCCATGTCGGGACCAGCGGGCGCGCCGCCGGCCATATCCATGGGCTGGTTCATCTGGTCCTTCATGGCCATTGCGGCCTTCTCGCCCATGCTCATGATGATCTTCTTGAGCATGTCGTAGTTGCCCTTGATCTTCTTTGCCATCTGGTCAGGAGACATGTCGGCAAGGTCAGCCATTGCCATGGCCTCGCCGTAGACAGCCTGCGCGGTGATGTCATCAAGATCGAGGACGTCAGCGAACACCTTGACGGGGTCCTTGTCTGCGTCGCCGCCAGCCATGTTGGCGTCATCCTTGGCACCCATCTCGGCGGACTCAGTCACCTCGGTCTCTTCGACCTCCTCGACTTCTTCGTCCTTACCGCCGGGCCCTCCAATCTTTTCGAGCTCAGCCATCATGGTTTCTTCGCTCATCTCTTCTCCGCCCTTCATCTCGGCGTCATCCTCTTCGGGCTTGTCGGCCTTCTTCTTCTTGGACTTCATCCGATCCTTGAGCATCTTTGCGGAACCCTTAGCCATGACTTACCTCACGTGATGTGTTTGAACGAGTTGGCGGTGTTAGCGACCTTTTGGCGAGCATTAGCGACCGCCGTCGATCCGAGGTTACCACGCTCGGCTTTCTCCAGCTTCCTCTGGGCAGATTCAACGCGTTGCTCTGCAACAGCCTGAACATCGACACCGCGAGCTTTGCGACTGTTGGCAATCCGGCTTCGTCGATCTTCGATGCGACGATCGACCTGACGGTCGGTAAACGAATCAACCTTGACGTGCTTGCCGGGGTTCTTGGCCTCAAGCTGCCGCTTGTAGACCGCAAAGTCACCGGTCGAGACTTCCTTGCCGTCGATGTTCATGGAGCCGAAGCCCGAGAACGACGGGGACGCACCGCTGAACCAACCAATGCGGGTCGGAGCACCGCAGTGCTCGCACGGGGGCGGCCCATCGGCACGACGGTAAATCTCGGCGGGCATGCCGTGACCGTTCTCGCAGATGAGGTCGTGAGATACGAAACTCACCGGCTCGCCTGAGCCTTATCTGCTTCTCCCGCCAGCCGGTTCTCGAGGTTTTCACGCTCTTTGTTGACGGCTTTTTCGAGCGAATCGAGGTCGTAAAAATCGTCGCCTGCTACTGGGGCGCGCAACTTTTTGGCGATGGTCTTCAGCTGATTCATCGAGCCGGGGATGCCGCTGTAGCCCTCCTGCTTTTCCGCCGCAGCTTTGCGAAGCCGCGAGTCTTGATCGCGGACCGCTCGGACAGACGCGGAAAACTTGTTGAGGCTTGCCAGATCGACAGAGTTGTCTTTGAGTTTCTCGAGAGTTTCGTCGTACTCGAACTTCATATCGGTCTCCTACTGGGGCGGGCTCTGGCCCTGCATCTGAGCCAGACGCTGGACTTCTGCGAGGACTTCGGGGGGAAGGTCATTCATCTCGCCACCGGCCTCAGCCTGGGCGACTGACCGCTCGGTTGGCTGCTGACCGCCGGGCTGCTGCGGAGGCTGCTGCGGCTCTTCGCGAACGGCGGCGCCGCCCTTGGCGACCTGCTGCTGTTGAGCAGCGGCAGCCTGCTGGGCCTGCGCCATTGCCTGTCGCGCCTGAGCCTCGGGGATGAGGATGCGGTTGGGCAAGCCCAGACCACTGACGAGCTCCTCGAACAGCTTGAACATGTCGACGTTCGGAGCCTGGGCAAGCAACGGAATCATTGCCTGCAAGGTCTCGAGCAGAACCGCGGGGTTCTTCCGAATCGGGTTGTACGACACCATCTCGAAGTCCATCTTCAGCTGCTTGAGCTGCTGGGTCCCGAGGTGCGTGAACAGGTCGCTGCCGGAGAGGCGAACCATCTTCGGCTTCTTCATGTAGCGCTGCATCAGGTAGAACATCTTCGCAGCGACGTCCTCGAGGGCGGTGTTCAGGTGACCCTCACGGGTCGCCAGCCGGGTCCTCATCTGTGCGTCGATGATGGCCATCTCCGTCGCGGTCTTGGCTCCGGCGACCTGGCCACGTGCGGCCTCTGCCAGCGCGCTCTGGAAGGCCGCGTCGGCCTCCAGACGGCTGATGAACGAGATGATGGCCTCGGGCACCTGGGGCCGAGGCATCTCGTAGAACAGCGCACCGAAGTTGCGGAGCTCGTCAACTCCTTCAGCGTCGACCGGCACGAACGAGCCGACCATTGCTTCCATCGCCTTGTCGAGCGTGGAGCTGTCGATCTTCCCGGCATCGTACAGAATCTTCGGGACGTTCAGGTAGGTGATGCGCTTCCACAGGGTCAGCAGCTGGTTGATGTTCGTCTGCTGGTCGAGGACCAACTGAACCTCGGAGATGCCCGTGCAGTCGATGCCGCTGTGGTTCAGTGAGTACATACTGAACGGAACGAAGTCCAGCTGACCCTTGAACAGCACGTGGTCCGCCCCCTTGTGGTAGTGGACGACCGTGTTGCTCTCGAGGTCATAGAACTCGTAGACCAGGATGCGCTTGTCGATCCCCGCGAAGCGAGTCATCGACGTCTTCTGCACGTCGTCGAGCATCCAGGTCGGGAACGCTTCCGGCTCAATCTTGTCGTGAGCTTCGTAGCGCCCTGACTTCACCTTGGCCTTGAAAGCCGCAGGAGTGAGGGGGCAAGCCTGAATCCAGTACCGGATGTCGTCGTTGTCACGAGCACTCAGGTCGAAGAAGACAGACGCGGGGTTCGGGTTGCTGACAACCGGCGCGTCCTTCTTGCTGTCCCACGACACCTTGAACACGCCGCGCTTGCAGAGCACGGCGTCCATGAGGGACAGCGCTGAGCGGCGCCGCATGTTGACCGTGCGGAACGCCCACTCCATCAACCCGTTCGTCGCCCCCGCCAGCTCTTGACCGTCAGGGTTCTGGGGCTGTGCGGCGACCTGTGGGTTCGGTCCCAGCAGGCTGCTGATGGCAGTGTCGGTGATGGCGTAGATGAGATTCTTCTGGGCGTACATCGAGGACATGCGAGCGTCGAGTGTCGAGCCCTGCTTCTCGAACGTCTCCCAGAAGTCCCCGCGGTAGTAGGACCGAGCACGATCGAAGTCGTTCTTCTCGTAGTCCTTGTAGTACGCAAGGTGCTGGTCAATCAGGTCTTTCAGCTTGGCCACTCAATCCCCCATTGACTTCAGAGCAGCCGCGATGTTCTGCAGGCGTGCGGCCTGTCCGGCATGCGTCTCGGAAGCCTGTCGGAGTTCGCCGACCATCTCGTCGATCTGACCAGACATGTCGTTGCTCACTTCTTCGGCGTGCTCCTCTCGGTGCATCTCGCCGGGTCCTTCGTACTCCTCTTCGTCGCCGAAGAACTCGTGCATGTACTTGTCGCCTTCCATGCACTCCATGCACCCACAGCCTTCTGGATGAGACCCAGGGTCCTGCACGACTTCGAGAACTACGGCCTCGGGGCCGAACTTCTCGAAGATGTGCGCCATGAGGTCCTTGAGACCAACCAGGTTCTGTGGGTGCATGGCACGCATCAGGTGCTTTCGGCGACGCCAAGCGCCTCAAGGAATGCCAGCATGTCTTCGCGGCCAACCTTTTCTTCCATCCGCTTCCTCAGATCTTCCGCCTTACGTGCCCGCTCTGGCTTCAGCTGGTTGAACACTTCGCCCATGCGTTCTGCGGAGATTTGGCCCCCCCTCATCATCTGAGCCCTCGTAGGCATATCCATTGCCTTGATGTCAGCGTCGCTGAAAGTACCTTCGGGCAACGCCGAGGGCGCAGGCATGTCCTCGTTTCGGACAGGTCCCACGTACTTCGCCATTTCGGGAAGCAGCGCACCGAGAGTGTTCTCTCCGATTACCCCGTCGTCCTCAAGCCCCGCGTCGCGCTGGAACTTCTCGACAGCTTTCTTCATCTGTGGGCCGAAGTCGTTGTCGATCTCTCCGTCGTACAGGCCCTTGCCCTTGAGGAACTGCTGGATTTCCCCAACCTCCGCGCCCTTCGAGCCTACGCGGAAAACCTGGCCGCTTGAGGCCGCCGGCTTCGTCCGCTCAGTGATGCTCATTTCTCCGAAGGAGCTCTCCGGTGCGGTGTCTGCCTGGATGTCGGGGCTCTTCGTCGTGAACTTGGGCAGGCCGCCCCCAACGGTCGGGAACGCTCCGCCGGTGGTGACCGTCTCGCCCGACTCGCGAGACATGATAGCCTCGTCCATCACAGCCTTTCTATCGTTGAAGTCCCCAACGGGATCATCCTTCATTCGATCACGACGACGACTTCTCATAACAAAACTCCTCAGGCCTTACGGCTCTTGCTTGTTGTGCGTTTACGACCAGAGGCGGCCATGTCAGACATCTTCTTCGAGCCGGCAGGCTTCATGGACTTGCCCTTGTACTCGTCTGCGATCTTCTTCTTCGCGGACTCGTAGTCTTTCTTGGGGGTCTTAGAAGCCATGCTTACCTCATCTTCGGCATAGAGAAGGGAGACTCCTGCCGACTGCGCCGCATGGTATCACGCTTGCGGTTGAACAGCCCAAAGGGGATTTGGCCTGGCTTGACCTCCTGCAGGAGCTCTTCTTCTTGGCTGTTCTTACGCGCAGCCCGACGGTCATTGTACCGCTTGACCTTCGACAGCAAGTCGGCGGCCATGATGTAGGTACGCGCACGGTCAAAGTGGTGGCCGACGTCATCTTCGCCTTTCTCTCTGCGGCTGAAGTCGCCATCGTAGCGAAGCAGCTGCTGCAGCCCGGCGCGTGACCGAATGATGAAGTCATCGTCACGGAGCAGCCGAACGAGGGCAAACTCGCCCTGGGCGATACGCTTGTGCGTCGCGTACCAGCCGGGCTGACGCTTACTGTAGGTGATGCGTACGTTGAGCTCGCGGAGCGCGGTGATGCAGCCTGCGTGGTTTGACTCCACAACGGCTCTGGCGTTGTTGTAGCGCTGGCAGACCAACTGGATGCGTACAGCAAAGCGGTCGGGAGACTCTCGCCCAGACCAGACCGCCACTTCCCGCAGTTCGCCTTTGTGAAACACAGTTAGCGCCGCGGGGTCGCCGACACTGCCGAAGCCTGTCGGGTCAGCGTAGACTTCGTAGTCTTGTCCTTCGAGCGGTGCCTCAAACTCACCGCACCCGTAGCTTCCTTCGGTCGGGTCTTCGAGGGCAGTGTCCAGCAGTACGCGCAGCACCTCTTCGGGCATCATCGGTCGTTGGCTGCCGATCCAACCGTCGTACGGGTCGCACGGGTACTTCGAGCTGAACAGCCGAGTGTCTCCGACGAACTCTGAGCGCAGGCGCGTTCGCATGAACGAGAGATTCTCGAAGTCCATGCCGTGACGCTGCCCCATGTATTCGAGCTCAGCCTCGGTCGGAATGATGTCAGAGGAGACGGGTAGCCGGCAGGTCTCGTCCTTCCACCACTCAAGAAACAGCGGGAAGAACTGGCCATCGCGTCGAAGTGCTTCGTGCCACATGCGCTCATGAAAGGAGCCGGCACGTCCGGGGGTGCTCTCAACGACCAGCTTTGCGTTCGGTCGCTTGTTGATGCCTGGGAACAGGTTGATGATGGCCTTCTGCTGGTGGATGGCCTCGCCAAGCTCTGTGATGTGCAATCGGTCGATGGAGTGGCCGACAGCGGGCGCTCGACCTTCGAGCGACTTGATGACGATGTTGCCGCCGTGGATAAACTCGAGTTCCTTCTTGGAGCCCTTGCTTCCGGCAGCGAGCGGCATTTTGACCGGCTCGGGCAAGTTGTCATAGGCGAAACGCAGTCGACGAAACGCCATCTCAGCGGTGGCGTTGGTGTCGGCAATGAGCATGCCTGCGATACCCTGCAGGTACATGCAGTCGCGCAACAGTAGGTGCATGAGAGTGATGGTCGTAATCTTCGCCTGACGGTACTTCGTCACGAAGGTCCAACGATTGTTCTCGATCGCCCGAATCGTTCGGACCTGAGCGCGAGTTGGGTTCAGAAACCCGGTCGTCTCGTCCTCTCGGACAATCTTGCACATGCTGACGAACGCTTCAGGGACACTGAACATCTGATGGACAGCCGCCGCATCCATGTGAGGGGCAACGACAATCTGAGCGCCCTGTCGCATGTCAAACGCCTGTGTTCGAGAATGTCACGAAATGTCATGTAAGCACGGAGTTGCTTCTGTCTGCCATCAGTTGTTCAGCTCTCCAGGTCTGAGCGCGGCGCTCGAACACTTCGAGCCCAAAGTCGACAAGCGCTCGGAGGATCTCGGAGCGCGTGACATCTTCAGGAGAGATGTTCCTCGGCAGAACTTCAGCCGATGCGTAGTCTCGCAGACTATCGACCCGATCGCCAGTTCCGCGATCGTAACGGGCCGCGATGTACTCTCGACTGCGTCCCATGGGACCTCCTGCGGGACCGTATCACAACCAGAACACATCTGCGACTATCTGCTTTGACCTGCGGTAGGGTTCAAGCGCATCATAAAGGAGGCACCTATGCCGCTTATTCGCCAGGAAGAAATCTACCCCGCCGCGCAGTACCCTTGGGCCCAGGCCGTCGAGATGGTCGCGTCCGGCGCGGTTGCCCGTCACGACATCGTTCTTGTCAACACTGTCGCCGCCACGGGCAGCGTCATCCCCAAGGCGCTTGCCGCTAAGGCTGATGTCGCCGCCGCCCACGCGGGCATCATGATGGTCGCGGCCGGCGCAGCTGCTGATGGTGAGAAGTTCCTTGCGGTGCCTTGGGTGGTTGTCACCGGCGCGAGCAGCGACGTGCCCACCGGCAGCCTGGTCTACCTCAGCGCCGCTGTCGCTGGAGCCTTTACCAAGACCAAGCCGGCGGCTGTGGACGACGCGGTTGTCCCCGTCGGCATCGTTCTGGTCCAGAGCGCGACCGTTGGCGTTGTCATGCTCAAGCCTGGTGGCATGACGGTTGACGGCTTCAAGAAGGTCGGGACTGCCGCGGTCGCCAGCGGCACCGGTGGCGTCAGTGTCGCGTTGGGCGCTAACTTCATCAACGGTCGGGCTGTGGCCGCTTGGTCCGAAGACCCCGGCGGTGACCAGTCGCTCTTCGTGGCTATCGACGGCAGCGGCAACATGGTCATCAAGCCGACCGCCAGCATCTCGGGCGACAAGAACTGCACCTACGTCGCGTACAGCTCGCTGCTCTGATCTCACGGCAGCGAGGCCGCCTCTGGCAGGTTGCTCCGCCAAGTGACCAAGCTGACCGTGGCCCCCGTTCCCCACTACCACTCTGGGGGGCGGGGGCACTTTCGTTTACTATTGACACGTATAGAACACGGTTGATATACAACCTGTGCGCACCCAGTGTTCGAGAGCGGGCAGCCGAAAGGTCCGACAAGACAGGTCCTGGGCAGGCGTAGAAAGTCGTTTACTACTCCGCTCAAACCATCTGCCTTAGCGCAGGAGAACACCGTGGCTATTTCTACCGAGGTCCTGAACACGACCTACCGACAGCTGAAGGGTCCGCTGATTGACACCTTCATGCGTCGCACCCCTCTTCTTGACACGCTCATGAAGAACAACCGTGTCCGCCAGAACATCGACGGCGGCACGACCATCGAGCGCGCAATCATGACCGGCTCGCCGGCTCAGGGTCGCGGCATCTACAACGGCACCGAGCTGCTGAACCTCACCCGCAACAAGCGGACTGAGCAGCTCAAGGTCGAGCCGCACCGGCTCGCCGCTGCCATCGCAATCCCGAACCGTGAGCTCGCACAGAACGATGGCCCTCTCGCCGTCATGCGTCTCATCGAGAAGTACCCCGAGGCTTTCATGAAGTCGACGGATCGCTGCCTCGAGTCGTTCTTCCTGAGCGGCGCTGCTCCGACGGGTAACCACTCGTTCAACACCAGCGCTCTCTCCGGGTTCCTGACCCTGAACGGTCTGTTCTCGGGCGGTACCCTCACCGGCACCACCCACGGTCTTCTGGACTTTGCCGCTCCTTCGGCTCAGACGCAGAACGTGCAGGCTCTCGACAAGCTTGAGGCCAAGTTCTACTACAACCAGTACAAGGCCATCTCTTCTTGGACCGCTGAGGGTCTGAGAAAGCTTGGTCAGGTTATTCGTCTCGCAGGCCACTACGGCGTTGAGGGCTCCCCGACCCTCGGCTTCATGGACCCTGACTCGATGACCAACCTCGAAGACAGCAAGCGCGGTCACGTTCGTGTCCAGCTGGTTGACGACGAGCAGGAGAAGTCGGATCTCCACACCATCACTCACAACGGTGTGACGTTCCACGAGTCCCTCGACCTCGATCGGACTCTCTCGGTGTTCAACACCACGGCTATGGCTGACGGCGGCGGTTACGTTCTGAACCCCGCGTACTTCGAGCTGAGCGTCCTTCAGGAGGCCGAGCTCTCGGACTTCGAGGACATGATCGCGTCCCAGGACGTGGTCGTTTCGAAGTTCCAGTTCCACGCCAACCTCATCTGCACCAACCTCGTTGCTCAGGGCTGCTTCAGCGGCTCGGCACTCTGATAGGAGGCTACTATGCCCAGTATTCAGGCTATCGCTGACGCCCTCAGCACGACTTTCACCGACGAGCGCTACCCGGTCGGCACCACCTACGTCCAGACTGACAACCAGGTCAAGAGCAATCTTACTGGTGTCAGCGACCTCTACACCGACGCCAACTGGCTCGGTAAGGGCGAGCGCGTCTGGATCTTCATCAAGGCGGGCACCGGCGGCATCGACGGCGGGGAGACGGTCAAGCGAGAAGTCCTCGTCGCCACCACCGACCCGTTCGTTGGTATCGCCTCGACCGTCGCGGACAGCGTCCCTCGCCTTCTGCTCGGTGTCGCTGACCACGACATCGCAGCCGCTTCCTTCGGCTGGATCATCAAGAGCGGGGCTTGCGTCTTTGACGCAACCGGCGGAACTGTGGCTGCGGGGAACTTCCTCGCGACTGCAGGTGCTGCTGGCGTGGTCACGGTTGATGGCGACGAGGAGAGCCCGGCGATCATCGGTATGGCGACGGAAGCCAAGAGCGCCGTGCTGACCAACTTCGCGCAGGGCTTCGTGTTCCTGTAGGCCACTCCAGGTCAACAACGCCCTCGTCAGCCTCGTGCTGGCGGGGGCGTTCTGCGTGATACACTGCCGTCAAACAGTGAGAGGGTCGCATGGACACCAGTCTCAAGGCTGCTCGGGAATACATCTACAACGACCGCTCTTGGGCCAGTACGGGCAAGACGCTTGACGGTCGGGTCAACACCTGCCTCTTGCGAGCGCTGCGGGATGTTTCCGGCGAGGTGCCTGAGGCTCTTGTCCCAGAGGACAAGCACATCCACGTCCGCAAGAGCATCGTCGGTAGCGACGCGGAAGTCACCTGGACCATCAAGTCGTCTTCGGACATAAAGGTTTTGGAGCTCGTAAAGGGCGCGGGGTCGACGTGGGTGCCGACGGTGGATGGTACCTGGGATGGGGTGATGCACGTCGAGGTCACCGACAGCGCTGGACGTGTCCGTCGTCGTCAGTCCCGTGAGTGGTGGGCTGTGACCACGGACGGTGTGACTGCCTACTACGTCAGTCTTGATCGCCCTTGGTTTGAGACCGGTCAGAGCACCGAGTATGACTTTCGTATCTACCAGCCTGAGTTCTTTCTCCAGGCGAACGCGATTGAGATTCTGACTCCGATGCAGCTGTTTGATGACAGTGAGCAGCTGGTGGGTCAGATCAGCAGCGGCACGGCCCGTCGTTCGTACTTGCCGGACTTTCGACAGAGAGTGTCGGGTAAGCCCACCGACTTCTGGCGTGGTCGATTCTTTCAGCTACCTACGCCGACTGAAGCCCCCACGCTGACTACGGTTATTGCGCGGACAGAATCTGCGCCGAGCAACGGCGGCCCCGCAGTCAGCATGTCCCTACCGTGGGCGGGCCCCATGCCTGCCGGTAAGTTCGAGTTCTGCTTCACCTACGCATGGGGTCGCAAGGAGCAGGAGTGGGGAGAGACGCAAGGGCTTTTCTCGGACCCAGTCTTCGAGAGCGCACCCAGCCCCATCAGCGCCGTGTTCGACCACGCGACGGAGTTCGACGGAAAAGTGACCCCCGCGTCGGGCACTTCGGGCCCCTACAGCGCCGCGAAGGCGATTGTTGTTCAGCTCAGCAACCTCGAGGAGATGCTCGACTTTGTGGGAGACCCGCTGGGGGTACGTCTGGACGAAAGCACTTACCCCACGACGTCTGAGCCGTTGCGATTCGGTAAGAGCGGTATCAAGCTGCGACTGTACGTCCGTCGGCTGGCTACTTACGACCAGTTTGGACCAACGGACACGTTTCTTGAGAACCGAACTGCGACATCGAGCTTTGATTATTTCAATGTCATTCAATCCGATAATCGTCTGAATCGCGTAGAAGCTGATGAAAAGTTCTACCTGTTAGCGGAGTTGGACCCGCTGGAGCGGAACACGCTTCTGAATCGCTTGACCGCCGGCTCAGTGAATCAAGTCAGCACTTTCGTGTGGCAAGGCCGGTACCAGAACGAGCGTAACGGAGTCGATAACGCCGACATCGCCATCGTGCCTGACCCGACGCGCCAGCTGGTCAAGACAACAGGCTACTACGCCTACCACATTTGGCCGATGCCGGACCAGGACTACGATATCGACGCCCAGGTCTTGATGCAGCCGAAGGAGCTGGTCAACGACCAGGACCAGGTGCCGATTAAGCAGGAGGCGTTCAGCGCCTTCATGGAGCTCGCGCTGGCCTACATGAGTCGGTTGGACGGCGTAGACCAAAACAGCGAGATGAAGCACCGCGCGTTGTATCGCCAACTGGTGCGACGTTTTAGGTCGCAGCACGGCGACAACAACGGAATCGTTGAGAACCGCGCGTGGGGGGACATCGGCCCGCGCTTCCGGTATGGCACGTTCAGCGAGGGCTGATGCGTGATATACTTCCTCGTCCACTGTAAGGAGCAACAACATGGCAACTGCACCACCTCCGGGCCCACCGCCCAAGATCGGCGACGTCTTCTGTCGTGACGACGAGCACATGGGACGCTACGAGGCTTCCATCGTGTGGCGGAATGTACGAGACGGCGGCCACTGGGAAGCGATGCTCGTAACCAACGAGAACTTCTTCCCGCTGTCCTCGGCTCGTTTTACGCAGGCGGTTCATCACACGAACTGGCGGCCCGCAACGTGGCGCTGGAGCGACGAGGCATTCTTGTTCGCCCCGGCAAACCTCCGATGGGACGCCGCCTCGAACGCTTGGGTTGAAATCAAGGGACCTGTGCCCGAAGAGGCTGCGTCGGCGATTCCTCCGAAGACGATGATTCCGGCTCCGAAAGACCGGGAGCATCATGCTACATGGCGGTCACGTTGTCGCCGTAAGTTCCCGGCTCTTGACTCCGACGAAGGGCTCGCCCTGCTCGGTGAGGTCTGGAACGAGTACAAGACGAAGGGGTAAGGAATGGCTGGACCTGGTCAGCGCGCTGTCTCGCAGGTCCGCATTCAGAGCGGACAGGCACAGGTCCAGTACGCCCCGACGAACCTTGCGTACAAGATCAAGAACCTCGAGTTGACCCCGGAGGGAACCCTCCGGGCGATTCGGGGCTCTTGCCCGTACGAGCCTGACCGTGGGGGTGACCAGTACGGGGCCTTTACGGGTAACCTCGCCAATGGTTTCGACCTCTTCTCTCGCGTCTTGTTTCCCGAAGATGTGATCACTATCTACGGCGTCTTTCACGCAGGGTTGCTGCGGGGAAAAGCGCCGACCCTCTTGGTGAGAGCGGGAGATCGCCTCTACATTCATGCGGGTTGGCGGCGATCATGGAAAGAGATCTATCGCGGACTGACGGATGACGGCCGCGCAGGTCATCCCGACATGTTCACCGTGGTCAACGACACGATTGTCTGGACCAACGGCATCGACCCGCCCCTGGTCATTTCCCACAACGGCATGGTTGTGCCTCTGGGATTTGATAAAGCTCCGGGTGTCCCTGAAGCCATGGGGCCACTTCAGCCAGGCGACATCACTAAGGACTACCCGAACCAGGACGGCTACACGTGGCCAGGCCGCATCGGCACTATCGGCGATTACGTTGACAACAACGACGGAGCCGTGCTTGCTGGTCGTTGGAAGTACGCCACCGCTTACGAGGATGTCCACGGAAACATCTCACCGCTATCAGGCGAGAGCGTCGAGATCGCGGTTGCCCTGCAGCGGGCGAACGCGTTTATCGAAGAAGAGCTCATTCGTGACGCGGGAGATAACTACACTATTGGCGCGGTCAGAAAGGTTGACCAAAGCACCAAGATCGACGACCTGCCTCGGCAGTTTGTGGTCAAGGGGTCGGGAGATGCGCCCCCGCACGCGGTAGCTACGCGGCTGTACCGCACGCCCGACGGCAACCGCTTTCCTGGCACCTACCGGCTGGTGACCCGCATGGCGGGCACGCGGAACTTTGTTTACGCCGACAACGTGCCTGACAGCCGCTTGGGTGAGCCCGCCAAGGACTACCTGCCAGTTCCGCGCTTCGGGGTCATGACGTCTCATGCGGGCGCGCTGGTGATTGCTGAAGGACCGTATGTCATGCGCAGTGACGTCGGATACCCCGGCACCTTCCCCTCGGAGTTCGCTACGACGCCTGACCCTGACGGAGCCGTCGTTACGGCGCTGGCCAGTCATCAAGGTAGGCTCCTTGCCTTCACAGAGCGGTCGGTGGTTGACATCACCGAACCGGGGGCGCCCCCGGTTGTGATGGCCCGCGGCATCGGTTGTGTGGCGCCTCGATCGCTTCAAGGTCTTCCTGACGGAACGCTCATCTGGCTGAGCCGAGATGCTTTTTACGGCTGGAATCCTGGTAGCGGGATGGTCAAGCTGAGTGACCCGATCCACCGGCTGGTGAAGACGGAGCTTGCTACGGGGTCACTGCGCAACGCGGTGTCCATTATTGAGCCGGAGAGCCGTGACTACCGTTGCGCTGTGGCTCGGGCGGGTTCGTTCGACAATGAGCTCATCCTGGCGTTTGACGGACAGGGTTGGCGCGAGATTGACCTTGGGTACAAGATCAAGGACATGTGCGTCACTGATGACCCCAGATACCTGGTGTTGTTCGCCGGAGGAAGACGAACCCTCGTCGGCACCACGTCATCCGACACAGTCCTGGGGCAAGAAGCGCCTTCCTTCGGTAGCGGCACCACAGCGCCAACTGTCCTGGCTTACGATGTTTACGTCATGAGCCATGAGACTACCGCAGGCACGGGTCCAGGGCTGACCTACGAGTTTCAGAGTGCGTGGCTTCGTGGCGACGACAACGCGCTGCAGCCGATCCACGTACACAACCTGTACATCGGCATGATCGACGAGGTCAATGAGACCATCGACGTTGAAATCTTCTCCAACGGGTCGTTTGCTCCTGACGCGGACAGTCCCCGCAAGCTCAAGACTGTGGGGGTTGAGGTCAAAGACCTGCTTGGTGAGCTCGAGCTCGGCAAAGGAAAGACCCACTCGCGGCGACTGTTCTGGCGCAGGCTGCCTGTCGGCCTCCAGAGCGTGAACACGTGGGCGTTTAAGCTCAAGTCGAAGACGCCGTTTCACATCGCGTCGTTCGCTTTCCAGACGTCGTTTGCGACCATGGGCGACCAGCTCGCCCGCATCCCTCTGGGCGAGGACGAGTAATGTCTGGTGACTACCTTTTCCCTAAGCGGAAGTTCAAGGAAGGCGAGCCGCTTGACAAGGCGGAGATCAACGACGCCTTGCAGGTTTCCGCCGAACGCCTCAACGGACACCTCAACCCTCACAACATTCGAGCGCCTTTGGCGCAGAGTGTGGCGTCTGCCGCAGAGGCGTTCTTTCGAACTGAAGTTGCTGCTGTCGACGTAGATTCTTTGATGCAACACGCACCTTCCTCTACTCCAGGCAAGAGTCCGCAACCGAGTGCGTCAGACGCGTTTCTTCTCGAGCAAGAAACCGGGTGGGTTCCTGTAACGGGTAGCGAAGACATGATTGTTGAGATGACCACAGGGTCTTCTGCACTCATCGTCACCGCGCAAGCCGCTCACTGCTACGCGGGAAAGTACGACGGCGCTACCACGCGGTATGAAACTGACGTACCCGTATTCAGCAATCCTCCACTCAAAAATGGCCGGGTACGCCGCAGTATTGTCGCTCAACTTAGGGTGACGATTACGCTGGGGTCGAACGTAAAAACTCAAACGCTGTCGGTCAGAGACGCCCGTAACTTCAATAACCACGTTAATCAGAGCAAAGAAATCGCCAGAAGCATTGCTTCAAACAGGGTATTCAACAATCAAGGATTTTCGATTTCAGCAAATGGGCGAACTCTAAACTTTAAAGCTAAAGCTCCAGGAGCAAAACCTTCTGTCGCAACGATTCAATACACATCAGAAACTGGAGATTCCTTTACCCAAACTGTTTCTTTGACGGTCCTTAACGACGGTGCTTCAGCATCAACCAGTGAGGCGCTTGACTCTCTGGACTCTTGTAATCCCGCAACGAGCCCCACGGTTGTTCTTTATTACCCTGCGCAGATTCAGTACGCGTTGCGGGTAGACGGCGTGGTCATCACAGAAACCATCACTGGTCGCTTCGACAACGAGCAGGCGCCACTGTCCCCGGTGCGTATTCGTTCGCCAAGAGACGAGACCGCACTCGCAGCCGGCACGGACGTCGATAATGGTGTCACCGGCCCAATGACCGGCAGGTTTCGTGAACGGCCTGACGCAATCAACATTCCGATGTTTAGCGTACGCCTGACCGCATCGGTCAATGTCGAACCAGGAGACCACGTCGTCGAGCTGGTTGTTCGCCGTGTGCCTACGGGTAGAAAGCGTTCGTTTACTCCTCCACCCCCGGAGGTCGGTCTTCCTGTGTCGGGTACGACGTACCTGCCCAGAGCGAGCAGGGTGTTCATCTACTCTCGGCAGCTGTCAGTTACCGACGCGTCGATCGAACCCGTGACTTCGGCGGTGTTCGGCGAACCCTCGGTCGTTGCCTCTTTTTCGGATGAAGACGTCATCAGTAACGAATCGCTTGTTGTCGACAAGCTGCAGCCGGTGGCTGACTCCACTAACGATGTGGGCTCATTTCAGGTCGCGCGGGGAGCGATCAACGGCGACCATCTCGGGTCGTTCTCGTCGGTCTTGGCTGTGGCGTCGTCTGAAAATATCTCGACACCTACGATTGATTCAGCGCTGAATCCTTACGACTACCCGCCAGACTTCAGCGCGCACAGCTTCTCCGCTTCTCTCGACCTCTTTAAAGAGAGCGCTGTAAACTACGCCTTGCTGGATGCGGCAGTTCTGCAAAACCCCGAAGGGGCCGCCGTGTCACTCGAGGGTTCTGCGGCAAATCCTTTGGAGTGTGTTCTGACGATCGAGGCCAACGTGTTTTTGCGCCGCCTGGTTCACACCAGCAGGTCTCAAAGCGAGATGCACTTGGCCGGCGCGGTCTTTATCATCGGGCTGTTTGACACGACGCTCGGCGAGTATTGCTTCTACAGGCCCAGCATCGCATGGGTCAACAGCAACAACTACATCGCGTACCAGGCGAGTAAAGCTTCGACAAACTTGTACAATCTCAGCAACAAGGTCGGTCTGAACTACCAGTCGCGCTATGGTCTCGGCGGCGTAGTAGCCGATAGGGTCACCTCGGGTGATTTGCCAGGTGACTTTGTCGACGTGCCAGTGACTGCCCACATCAACTTCAGCGGGGTTGATAGTGCCGGCAACTCTCGAGCACTCATTAAAACCGTTGACAAGGTTGCGATATTTGGCGCAGCTGTGTGGATGGGGAACAGCAGTTCTTCTGGCGATACCAAGTTTGTTCCGTCATCCGTGACGATCAACGCTGTCGCAATGAAGTCGTGAGGTTGACATGGCAATCGTAACGCTACCGACGACGTTTATTGACGGGTCATCCCTCCCAGTCGAAGACCTCAACAAGTCGCTGTATTCAACGACCCCCGGAGAAGGTCTGTACTCTGAGCCGAACGGCGGGGTAGAGCTGCGACCCACCGAAAACGGCAGCGCTGACTTCGCGCTAAGTCGTGAGCATCTTCAGCCTGAGCAAGTGGTCAAGACGCGATTTGATGGTTCATGGCACACGCTCGACAACATGAGCGATGTTAGCGGCCAGACCACTGTGGAAGCCAACAACGGGGTAGTCGCTCGTTCGCAGGCGCTGCCTGGCTGTGGCTTGCGGGTCTACGTCCCCTTCAACGCTGCGGCTTTGCGGTGGAACATTTCTTTCTTCTTCTACGTGGCGAAGTGGTTCGGGTTGTCTGAGGCAAACGACGCGTTTTACTCCGAAGGTGGAAAAATCTTGGTGGCGTTGTTCGTGGACGGAGTTGAACAGCGGTCTTGGCGGCGAGAGTTCCCAATGACCTGGTTCAAGAGAGCGGTCAAGGACTACACGGTCAGCTCTGCCGACAACAACAACAAAACACCGACCTCAACAGAGGCTGAGCAGGCGTCGTTCATGAACTTGAGCTACCTGCAGGTCAACGTAGGCCAGGGTTTCCACGAGGCTTATCTGGGGTTCTACGTCAAGCCGACCCAGGCACTCTCAGGAGACATCGCGGTTTTTCGTCGTGACACGGTGCTGAAGTACGACAAGAGCGATTTCCTCATCTCGAAAGACCTCGAGCTCTATCAGCGGCTGGGGATCGGTTGTCGCAATGCCCGCGTCGTCGCATTCCGATGACCGTGCTAATCTCATCCTCGGAGGTCTGACATGGCAGCTCTGGTCATCATGGGCGTCGGCGCGGCGGTTGCTGCGGGCGGTCAGCTTGCGTCAGGTATTTCTGCCGGCAACGCCGCGAAGAAGCAGGCTCAGGCGCAGAAGCGCGCTGCAGGCCGCTACGCCAAGGCGTTGCGGTCGCAGGCTTCGAAGATGCAGGGCGGTATGTCTGCTGCGCAGAAGCGGACGCTCAAGACCGACGCGGCGCTCGACCGAGCCGCCCTTGGTCAGCAGGCTCGTGACGAAGCGAAGCGCGGTGGTCAGAGCCCGTCCGTAGCTCTCGAGGCGGAGCTGGACGCATCGCTGCAGGCGTCAATGGCTGAGCAGCAGAAGATGATTGACCAGATGAGCAACCAGGAAGCTCAGGCGAAGGCTGCGCAGCGCCAGTCTTTGAGGGGTCAGGCCCTTCAGACCGAGATGCAGGCGCAGGCTATCGACCCCAATGCCATAAAGCAGGCGACGATGGCTCCGATGTACGGCCAGATCGCAGGCACCGTTGGCGGTTCCGCGGTGAGTCTGGCGTCTCCGACGGCTGCAACGCAGGTTTCAGGAATAGCCGGGCAGCAGCTCGCGAATCGGAACCAGGACTACTTGGCCGCGATTCAGGCGGCCACGGACTTTGACGACCTTGATCCTTCGATGAAGCTTATGCAGACCCGAGTGCAAACACTCATAGACGGCCCCTCGGACCGCTACGACACGCGAAGGCGATAATCATGACGTACGCTGACCTGGTTGCTTACATCAGATCCGGTGTCGCTAACGGAAGTTGGTCGGCGAGCGCGGCGGCAGACGCGCGGGAGTTCTTGACGAAGAACCGCGAAGAAATCCGCCAGAAGCTGGGCGAGTACGAAGAAAAGAAGGCAGAGGCGAGGGCAAACGGTCTCGAAGACCACGCCAATCTTATCGAAAGTTCCATGGACACGTTCATGGGGCATCTCATTAGGCAGGCATCTACGGCCGACGCTACTTCAATCGACGTGTTCAAAGACAGTGTCAAAGCAGCCGACAAAGTCATTGACGACCTGACCTTCAAAACAATCGAGAAGGTGCCCAGCGCGGTTCAGGTTCTTCTGCGTCAGATCGAGGGTAGCGAGAAGGGCGATATTCACAATCTCTTGGCTGAATCTCGTTTTGCGAACGCAGACATGTTTGAGCCGACCAGCGCCGGCAATCTTTCGGGGGCGTCAGGAGGACAATACTTGGTGGCCAAGGCACTTCTGGGCAAGGCCGAGCAGGGTAAGCTAGTCGATACGTTCCAGTCTCCGGGCCTACCGGAAGCGGCCTACAAGAACTACCAGACAAAGTTCGATGACGACGACCCGGAGTTTACTTCGTACTCATGGGCTCAAACCTACGTCGATGGCAACGAGGCGCTGCAGGACCAGATTGACGCCGCGGTCGAGTCGATGCTGGACCCTCTCGGCATTCCAGTGGAAGACGCTACGCAGCAGTCACTCCTAAGAGATGTGTTCGAGGGAACGGCAGTTCGCGGAGTGCAGCTCGAAGTGGCGAAACGCGACAAGGCAGCCTTTCAGGCACTTGTCGATAAGAAGGCATCAGGAGGCAAAGTCAACCAGTCTGACGTCGACGCGGCGATCAGAGGCGCTCACAGCCTGTCACTGACGAAGCATGGGATTCTCGGCGATACGGCAGAGTCTCTGGTTCAGCGTGAGCTGTCGAAGGTGAAGGACCCCACTGGCGGAATGACTGCGGATGAGGCCGTGGTTGCCCGTTTCGGTGAGTCCGTCATGGACACGCTCGATTACGATCGCATCGCGCTCCTCGACGGCGTGGACTCCTCGGGTCGTCCGCTCGACAAGTACAGGAGCAAGAAGGACGTGCTCGACAGCACCCTCGGCAGGGCGTACCTGAAGCAGGTTGACCTCCGAAAGAAGCTGGCCGACAACTCCTCGTTCGCGGAGTACGCGCGGTCTCACGGGCTGAACGTCTTGCCTGGACAGATGCCGACGCCGGGACAGATGCGTCGATTTGGCCGCGACATCCGTAAAGGGACGCGGCGTCCGGTTCAGCCGTCTGGAGTGATGGCTGAACTCATCGTGGTCGATCCCGACCGCACGGTGACGCTCGGCGAGGGGGCGGAGGCCCGTCGTGTCTCGTTCACGGTGACTGGCGAAGACAATACCACTCGCTACCTCACCAAGGAAGAACTCGAGGAGAAAGGCAACGCGGCTCTCAGCGATGAGAAGACGTACCCGATTCGTGAGATTGACCTCGACAACCCGAACGCACGCGAACTTCTGTCCGCAGCAGTGCCTGGGCTGAAGCGAGATATGCAGATCATTGACAAGGGCTATCTGAGCAGCAACGACGCTATCGCAGACAGGTTCAAGGGCTCCAGCGTCTTGGTCGACGTCACTACCGGCAAGGTCGTCCTCATCGGACAGGACCGCAAGGTCATGGAGGTTGTCGATGGGGCTGGCGAGATTGGACAGCTGAAGACATTCGCCAGCAACCCAGAGTACGCGGCTATCGCCGCAGACAACGATCGGTCTCGTCGAGGAGAAGCCGGCAACGCGCTTAAGTCATTCGACGAGCGCTTTCAGAAAGGCCTTCGGGTCGACGACGTGGGCATCGCCATCCCTGAGGGCGTGACGATGACCGCGGAGGTCGCTCGTAAGAGGATTACGGGTGAGATGGGCAGGCGCAAGACTGGTCAGTCGCAGGCCGAGTTCAACATTATTGGCCGGGACGAAGACGGGAACCCCACCTACTCGGTCATCAACGTACGCGACATTTTCGGTGAGCCTAAGGCGCTGCCGTCCGCGGACACCGCTCGGTCTTCTCGTAAGGATCGTCGAACACGCCGTAAGGATGGAGCCCCTGGCAAGCGGGGGCGTGCGGACTACCGCGAGGAGGCGCTTCCGCCTCTCCAGCGGGCGGTTGCAGCACCGGCTCCTGAGGCTGCTCCAGCGCCTGCTCCGGCTCCTGATGATGCTCCAGCACCAAAGGAAGATAAGGCTGCCCCCGCGCCTGCTCCGGCACCAGCGCCTGCTCCGGCACCCGCTCCGGCACCGGCGGCAGAGGTTGCCGCGCCTGCGGTTGAGGCCTTGGAGGCAGCCTCGGAAAGCGCGCCAACGCCGTTCTCTCCGACGGTCGCTTTCGACGCGAGGCCGGCGCAAGACCTCGGAGAGTTTGCTGGCGTAACGGGTGACCCGAGCTTCCCCGTAGCCGACCGGCCGAGTTTCGAAGACTTGGCGGGTCCACCTTCATACGGCGCGGCGCTCACGGGGGCGATAATGGGGATGACTCCAGCCGATCGACAAGTAGTGAGATTTTCCCGCACTGGCAGAGGCAAGGCTCTGAGTCGCGCCATGAACCCGTATGACCCTAACGAGTTCAAGCAGGCGGTAGATCAGTCCAACTACAAACGAGCTTTTCAGGCTTATGGGGTAGACCCTGAATCGCTGCCCGAGCCCGAAGACGCAAACGTCGAGATGGCGCGCATTCTTTCGGGACAACTCGCCGAGGAAGAAGAGGAAGACGAGAAGCCCGCAGGGTCCTCTCCGGCTAGCTGAGGCCTCGTGTTACACTCACCCGCAACCCAGGTGAGTGTAGATGTCGTACCTGACCTCTCTTGAGAAGCGCGCGTCCTTCCCTCTGCGCCCTGCTGAGCAGAAAGAAGAGGTCAAAGTCGACGAGGTGGCCGCTCCGGCGGCTCCCGCGTTTACTTCAACGGTCCCAGGTACGGGGATTCGCCCCATCAGCGATCTTCTCCCCTCCGAGGGCAAGACGCCTGAGTACTCCTTCGGCGATGTCCCAACGCCGAAGGAGAACCCCTTTGACATCGCGTTCGGTTCTCGGGAGAAAGTCGCCGCGCTGTACTCTGAGATAGTCGATACAACCGCGAGAAAGCGCTACGAAGCGGGTCAGTTGGCGGAGAAGTACAACTTCGACGACCAGGAAGAGGAGGGGTTTTTCGTCGGCCTCGCCAAGGAAGCGGGGGAGACTCTCATGGGGCGGGAGATTCTGCCGCGGGAGCCTTCGGACGAAAAGGTGGTGCTCAAGCGCACAGACGTTGACTCCTACATGGTTGAGTCACCAGTCTCAGTCTCAGGACGGCCTTCGCCGGTAACGGGACTATCTCAGCTCGTGCTGGGTGCCTCTGCGATTGATCCCGAGTCTCGCCCAGCGCGAGAGCTCAAGAAGCAAGGTCGAACGGCGAAGAAGATTCCCAACGCAGAAGATATTCGTGTCAACGTCACGAACGAGCGGCTTCGCGCAGCGTTTATCTCTCAGGCTAAAGACAAGGAGTCCGGGGCTCAGTCGTATAGCGCCTATGTGCAGCGCATCGCCGATAACCTCGCGAAGGAAGGCAAAGACGCCACTTTCCGAGACGCGCAGCTCTTTATCGCCGGGAACGTGATTGCACGCTTGCCCAAGCCTGCAGGGCAAGGTGACCCCGGCATCGTCGTCGCACAGCGTGATGCAGTAAACCTCGTGTCGCAGTACACCGACCCGAGCTTCACGAGAGGCTTAGCGCAGACGTTGCCGATGGCCCCGCTCCGGTTGGGTGTAGCTGGGTCGGAGAAGCTGGGCGACCGTATTGACCCCAGTCGAGTTTTCGACCCGTACGTGGAAGAAGACACAGAGATGAAGCGGTCTGACCCGCTGGGTGCTCGCGCACGCGGGCCTATGACCGCGAGCGAAGCAGAGCGTGCCCAGTTCCTTGAGCAGCGGATGTTCTTCCCGGTCGACTTTGAGTACGACGAAGACAAGTCGCTGAAGACATCGACGACTGCCGCGCAGACGATGAACGACCTCATCGTGGACGGTTCTTTGATTCTTGGTGGGGCCGAGGGCAACTTCGACGACATGTACGGGGAAAGGAGTGTCACCGAGGTCTACAGCTCGAAGGTGATCTCAGGCGAGAGCGACCAGAACCGGCTTATCGCTCTGGCGGCAAAGGCGGGTATCCCCGTCGACAAGACCTACGCTGTCACCAAGGCAGAGAGCACCGGAAATCCCGCGTCGTTTGCGTTCAACCTGCACCTGGGGCAGCACAACCCCAAGGACCCCAGCAACCCGAGGAACCGAACCGCCGAGCAAGAGCAGCGGCTGCGCCAGCTGATGGCATCTGAGGGACTCAAGGTGAACTTCGAGTCTCGGGCGGCGCAGAACTACTACGGAAAGAACGCGCGCCGGGCGCTCGATCTCGCGGCAGCAATCAACCCGGTAGCGGCTGTTCAGGGCGGCGCCTTCGGCGAGTTCCAGGTCACGGGCAAGTACGGTGACGCGCTTGGCTACGTCAAGGAGACGTTCCCCGAGGTCGAGACTGACGAGCAGGCCGCGGGCGTCTTTCTCAACATGTTCAAGCAGAGCCCCGGTGTCGTCGGCGATGACATGTTCGTTCGGTGGTTTCAGCGGAACCCTGACGCGCAGAAAGCAGCAAACGACGGGGACATCTCAGGTCTCGCGAAGGAGTACTACGGCAGCCTTAGCGACCCCGAAGAGGTGGGCATCTCTGCTGCGGAAAAGGCGCGCCGAGAAAAGCAGGTCGAAACTCGCGACGGTTGGGTGGGCCGAGCGACCAACGCCAGCGAGGCGTACCTCGGCGGCATGATTGATTCCGCGCGCAAGGCCACGCGGCCGGAGGCACAGTCTGCGGAAACTTCTACGGATGATCCCCCCACGTCGCTGTCTCAGCAAGGACTGCTCGAGAACGAGAGCGTGTTTACTTCTGAAGAGTCTCGGGAAGACATCTCTCAGGTCGAGGAGGCGCTACAGCTGCGCGCAGTCGAAGTCGAGACAGGCGTTTCGACTGTGATGACCATGTTTGGCGACATGGCTCAAGCGCCAACTCCAGGGTCCTCCGCGTTTATCGCTGCGGTTGCCCCGATTAAAGACGCGAAGGAAAACGACGCACAGCTCTATACGGTCGTAAAGGACAACAGAGACGCTCCGATGGGCACCGGCTATCGGAACGTGGCGAACTTCCTGTTTGAGCGTAAGGTCAACACGACGCTCGGGGAACGCTCTCTTTCGGACCTGTCTGCAGAGGAAACAAAGAGGCTGAAGGCCGAGGCGCGACAGGAAGCCTTTGCCGTGGTCACTTCCGCGCAGACAGAGAACTTGTGGCGTACTTCGTTCTACACGTCGTTCGACTATCTCTTGGGCGAAGAGGCCGACAGCGTGTTTGCTGCGATGGCACCTCGAATCGAGGTCATGGGCCGCACCAAGGACGGCTTCGTGTTTCGCCAAGAAGGTGATGTCCTGGCTGCCGCTGCGGCGCTCGACGCGCCGGCCGTACTGGGACAGTCGTTCAACATCGGAGTTATCGGGAACTACCTATTCCCTGCGATTGAAGCTGCGTACACGGAGTACGAGCAGGGTAATCGCGGCGCGGCGTCCCTGGCGTTTGCTGTCACGGGGGAGACTGTGGCAGCTGTCGCGGGGTCGTTTGGGGCGTACATCCCATACAGCAATGACATTGGCGTCGAGTTCCTGAACGAAGTGCATCGCGCGGGCGTTCAGGGTGTGGCTGAGCGGCAGAACTTTGTTGAGGTGGGCCTGAGCTCAGGAGCGGACGTCTTTGGTTTTGCCGCGGAGTCACTGCTTGAAACTGAGATGGGGCGCGAGACGCTTGACATGCTCATCGCATCGGGGTCTCTCCCGATTCCTTATGAGCTGACCTCGCCTGGCCGCAGGCACCTCGCCGTAGTCGACATGGCTCGAGCCACAGGGACTGCCGTGGGCATGCTGGGGGGCCTTGTTGCCGCTGTTGGCGTGCCGGATGCGACCGACTTCTTGCTTATCCCTAAAGTCATGAAGACAGGTCGACGTGCCTATCGTTTGATCAAGGACATTGACTTGTCGGTTGATGGGCTCGAGGCGCTCACAGAGACGAAGACATTCTCTCGGGCTGTGGGGTCGCGCTCAGAGATGTTCCTGCACGGAGAAGCTCGACGCACCACACTGGCCCAACTGGCAGCGACGCTTGAGCAGACGTCGGCAAAGGACCTGCAGGGTGCTTCGAGCGACGAAATCGCGACTCTTCTTCAGTTGGTCGATGATATTCTCGACACTTCCCGTAAGCAGGATGCGACAGACGGGGTCTTCCGTAACGATCTGACAGCCAGCGTGAAGATCGAGGTGGACCTGGAAGCAGAGAGTGCGCTGAGACTTCGAGCAGAAACTCAGACGCCCGCAGGGGAAGCCGCTCGGTACGCGTTGGACAAGGACCTCTCGAAGGACGTTCACGCCACTATCGTTGAACTCATCAAAGAGGCGTCGGCGTCAAAGGACCCTCGGCGAGTCGAGTTGGCCGAGGCACTGGGCGAGCGGCTGAAGGCTTCGCAGCTGCGCGAAGCCGTGAGCCTCTCGCCAGGCCAGACAGACGCGTTTTTGTCGGCCGCAGAAGAGGTGGTTGGTCCAAAGAAAGTCTTCGGATTCACTGAGCGTATCGAGATTCTCCGTGACGCACTCCTCCTCATCGACCCTGCCTCCGATGGTATGGCGATTCGGAAGAAAGTGTTCAGTCGCCGGGTCACTGAAGATCGCCTTAGTCGCGTGGCCAACACGGACACTGCCGACCTGCCGGGCTTTGTCGATCCGACTCTGAGCAAGGGCTTGGACCGCTACGGGCCTGTGACCGAAGAGGCTCTTAAAAAGTCTCTAAGCACTGTGAGATTGGCTGACGCCAAGAAGGGTGAGATCCTCCAGGCTCGCACAAAGCTGCAGGGTTGGCACGATCGGTTCAAGGCCGCGGTAGCCGACAACAGCATTCTTGACCCTCAGGTTCGGAGCGTGTTGCTCGACGAGTTCAAGGCAGAGAAGCTCGGAGATTCAAACTACCGGGTCTTCAGCAACTCCGATCGAAGCCGACAGAGTAGCTACTACCGAGGCGTCATAAAGGGCATCGAGGGTGTCGCAGGAGATGCGACCAACGCGGCGTTTGGTCAGAACATCCTGGCTCGGGGTCTTCAAGGCGTACTCGCTGCCGCTGATTCGCGCGGGGCCGCGTACAAGAGGTTCGCAGTCGCACTGGTCGACAAGAGGAAGCTCGAAGCGCTGGATTCCAGCATGGACGCCGAGAAGTTCCTTGCAGGCGGAGAGACCGCTCTGCGCATGCGGAGGTTCCGCTACGCGCTCCAGTCAGCCACGAAGGAGGGAGTGATGCAGATCATGCTCTCCAATCCTGTGATGAGTCGGCTGATTCCAGAAGGCATTCGCGCGCAGTACGCTGTGTCCGCTTCGGCGAGGATGGCGAAGCGTCAGGAGATGCTGCGGCAGGGCAAGTCTCCGCTGGACCTCACCAACTTGCTGAAGCGAGAGGCTCTGACGAAGCTTTCACAGCGTCTGGCAGTGGCAACGACCAGCGGCGATCAGGCAATGGCCGCAAAGCTGACTGCCGACATTGACGAAGTCAAGTCTCCGCAGTTCTTTGCCAGGGTTTCCCAGTGGATGGACGATTCCATCACAGAGGTGAAGACCGCAGCCGCTGAAGGTCGAGAGCCGAATCTTCCCGGCATCGAGCTTCCTGTTGGGATCGACCCCGCCATCGTCAACCGTATGGACATGGATCCTAAGCCGCTGAGCGCTACCCGTAAGTTCTTCAGGGAGAGCTACTCGCCGGCGTTTGGTTTCGGTGCGGTGGAAGAAGTCCCCGCGGGTCCCTTGACCGCAGAGTTGCGCACACGGCGTGCGCGACTTTCTACCTCGGAAAAGCTCGCCAACGAGGTCGTTCTTGACCACATGCTTCGCTACATGGCAGGCGTCGATCGAACCGACACCCGCGTCATCGCAGAGCGCAAGGTCACCGACTTCCTCGAGAAGCGTCTGACGGTTCGGTCAATCGGGTCGTATGACTTCGAGTCTCGTCGAGTTGAGCTGCGTACGCAGCTTGATGACTTGTCTGAGCAGATTGCCCAGAGACGCTTCGGCCAGTCGGTCAACGACCTGGAACCACGAGCGCGCGTCCAGGTTCGCAGCGATGCGTTCAACGTCATCATTCCGTTGATGACTGACTGGGAAGCATCTTTGATCTTGGCACGCTCGTCAGAAGAGCTGAAAGAGATCCTCGCGAACGCACGCCTCATCGGTCCGCGGCTGCCTGGCGAGGAAGCCGGAGACGTCATTCTCTCGACCTTGTTTCAGGACCCGGAGTTTATGGCGCGCCTGCGTAAGACAGGCGGGGCTACGCGACGTCGCCGCAAGGCAAAGCCTGCCGCAAAGGCGGCACCAGAAACGGCGGAGACTACAGAAGCTCCCGCTCTGCCCGCTGCATCCGCCGTAGACACGGCCGCAGCAACCGACCGCCCGGCTCGGCGCACCCGTCGGGCGGCAGTCACTATCGACAAAGAGGCAGCTCCGACTGGTCAGGTGTATGTGGCTAAGGTCGACGAGCTCGACGAGGGCGTACCTGACTCAGTGCTTGAGGCAGAGTCTGCCTTTGGTAACTCCGCGCTGCTGTGGAGCAGTCTCAGTGATCGTATGGGCGGCCTCCTCGAACAGAGTGAGGTACTGCGTGGTTCGCCTACCTTGGGGTCGGCTTCGTCTACCGTTGTCGGTCAGCGCGCAGTGGGCAGCATCGGCCGGCAAGTCCTCGGAGTCATGGTCGAAGGTCTGCAGGGCCTTAAAGCAGAGGATTCCTCTGACTTCTTCGTCAAGTTCGCGGAGGCGCTTAAGTCGACAAGTCGCTTCGACGAGCCCATTCGTTTGGCCGTGACTAACAACCCGGAGGTTGTGGTCACGTTGGCAGAGGTGTTCAGCAAGCAGGCTCGAGGCAACCTGACTCAGGCAGACGTCACTGCCGTCGAAAACCTGCTGCGTAAGGCGGGTGTACTTTCAAGCGAGTTGAGTGCGCAGGACCTGCTGAAGGTCAACGGCGAGGAAACCAAGGCGGCACTGGCGGCAGATACGGTTGCTCGGGCCGATGAGTTCGTACCGTCTCCCGCAGCTACGAAGGCTACTCTGCCTGAGGAAGTTGCGCGGAGCTCTGCGCTCGAGGAGGCCGTCGAAAACATCGCCAAGGCTACGGGCTCCGATGAAATCCGCAGGCTGCTCACGGACTTGAAGGACTCTGACCACGGGCGAAACATCGAGGCCGTGCTTCGGGCTATCGACATGATCGGCCCCGAACGACTCAAGAACATCTCACTGGTCATTGAGCCGGCAGAGGGCCAGTCCGCGGCGAAGCGGATGTTCGACTTCACCAACGAGACCATCCGCGTCTACGACGACGCTCTCGAGTCCGGCGAGTTTACGCCTGAGGTGCTGTCGCAGTTGTGGCAGTCGCTGACTCGGTATGTGCCTGACGCTGAGGTCAAGGCCCTCAAGGACGAGTGGCTTAAGGAGCGCGACGCGTTCATGCGGGCGAACCCTGATCGCTTCGGTCGGGACATGACTCCGATTGGAGACTTTGTTCCAGACGAAATGACGCTCCTGTCCTTTGACCAATGGATTGCTAACGCTGCCCGCAACGTAGTTCTCGCGGAAATAAACCCAAAAATCACAAATAACCCGGTCCTTCAGGCTTTCGTCGACACGGTGTCTGCGCTTGTCGAGCAGTTCAAGCTGCGCGGCAAGAAGGTCGGGGCCATGGCCCTGGAGTTCTTGAACAAGGGCAGCCAGAAGTATCAGGAGATGGTGCGCGATGGCTCCGTGGACACGGCGATTCGCCGAGCGACGCCTGAGCAGTACTTCGGTGAGCAGCTCAAGTGGCAGGCGTTCCTCGACAACCCTGACGCGCGCAAGCCCTCAGTCAAGGCCGTAGGCGAGATGGAAGCCATCGACGAGTTGATCGATGGTGCTGCTGAGACCACGGTTAAAACTGTTGAGACATTCCTTGCGGAACGCTTCGGTAAGCGCGCGATTCTTACCGAAGAAGGTTTTTCCCTTCTCAAGGCAGAGGCTGTCAAGGACGATGTCTCTCGCGTACTGTTTTCGGGGGTCGCCGCGCGGCTGCAAGAGCTGGGTGTGTCGGCCCTCGATGCAGAGGGCAAGCCGCTGTCTCCCTTCCAGATGACGGAGCTGTTCAAGGAAGTGCGCCGCGGTTTGGTCGAAGAAGCCGCGGACGCGGCTAAGCAGGAAGGTGGCGAAAACTTCAAGAAGGTACAGCGGCTGGGCGAGTTGGAAAGCGAACTCGCCAAGTTGCGCGCCGCGGGTGAGACCGAAACTCCTCGCGTGATCAAGTTGAGCGAAGACATCAACGAGCTTGACGCTGACCTTCGGGCGACGGCGGAAAGTGCCGGCGAATCGACGTCTCCGTTCCAGCGTATGCTTGAAACGAAAACTCAGTCAGAGCGAAAGGTGCTCGCACAGAGCATCCTCGACAGTGTCGTCGCTGTGATCGCAAAGATTGATGAGTCTCCTGGGCCGATGACTCTGGATGAACTGCTCGAGGGAGTTGAAGATCAGAGTGTCATCAACGAGGTCCGGCACTTGCTTGGCGTCGCCGGCAAGCGCGGTGACCTCTTGTCGCAAGTTCGAGATGACGGGCGCCTGCTCCTGGCAAGAGCCCCTGGCCGCGTAGTGCTTCCCGAAGAAGACCTTTACGTCCAGACGCTTCGGGCGGAGGCTGAAGGTCGCGCGTACGAAGCCGACGAACTCGCCGATGAGGTTGACAAGATCCTCGGTCTGAGGCCTGACATTGCTCGGGACGAAGCTCGTAAGCTGGCTTCGGGCTACCTCGAAGAGCTTCGACAGGCCGCAGCCACTGCTCGCCGTCAACGGCTTGAGCGTGGGGCTATCGACGCAAGTATGCTGGACGAGCTTTTGCTGAACGAGGCATCGTCTCTGGCAGCTGACGCCGCACGCACGGGTCTGCGGGCCGACCTCGATGTACAGATTGATGAGATCGTCGCCGCCGTCCCCGACGCAGGGACGGTGCCGTTCAACACGACGAGAAAGGTCTCTGACGACTTCGACATCGTTTCTTTCGAGTCAAACCCTGGGGTCGAGCAGGCCGCGTTTGCCTTGTCCAACGCGAGCAGCCTCAGAAAGAGCCCGCCGAAGAGCATCAAGAAGGGCGCGAACGAATCGGCCGAAGCGTTTGCTGCGCGGAGTAAGCAGCTCATGGCGACAAACCGCTCTGCGGCTATCACGCTGGTCATCGACATGTTCGAGGGTCTGCGCCCTTACATCGCGCTTCCGGCCGAGATTGTAGTCAAGCGCAACAAGGTCGATAAGACCATCTATCTAAAGGACGTCCTGCCTGGACAGGACTTTAGCAAGCTGCGGGTTTTGGATACCAAGGCGTTCTTGAAGAAGTACACCGAGCTGATCGAGGAAGCTCTCAAGGAGCAGGGGCTACTCGAAGAGGTCAAGTCACTCTCGTCGGCGATGCAGAAGAGCGAGTTCGACGACGCCGTCGCGCGTGCTCGTAAGCAGAAGTCCGTAGAGGCCGAGCCTGTGGTGGAGCCTGCGGCAGTTGAGCCTGCAGCCGCTCGGACGGCTACTGACGACCGGTTTGTGTTGAAAGCCCGTGAGATGTTTGACGACGGCAAGACTCCTCGTGCCGCGGAGAGTGTGCGAGAGGCCATCGAAAAGAACGCGGGATCTGGCGCCGCGAAGGCGTTCGGCGATGAGTACAAGTCCCTCAGAGACGCCGCTGTTCAAGCCCGTGTTCGTCAGGACGCCGCTGAGGCCACCACCGGTGCCGCTGAGCCTAAGGCGACTCCTTCTCCCACGGTTGCTTCGCCAACGACTACGCGGTCTTTGCCCAAGGCAGGAGAAAAGCACACGCCGCCGACGCCAGCAGAGGCTCGCGCAGAGACTGCTGCCGCGCCGAGGAACGAACGCGGTGTCTCACTGGGCAACCCGGCACCTTCCAGAGATGACCTACCTAAGATCGAGACGGTCGTTAAGCCCTACCGCGAGATGGGCAAGCAGTCTCCTGAGACGTTGGCTGAGCACGCGAGTGCTCGTGGAATCGACCTCGCCGATCACTCGACGCCTGAAAGTCTCGCGAACGCTGTGGGTCAGGCAGACGTAAAGTCTGCGCGCGTGGCGCAGGCTGTGTCGGGTGACGCGCCTCCGGCCGCGGCCAAGGCGGCACCGCCTGAGGCCTTTGCCGCAGCGGCAGACATCACTGCCGCAGAGGCGAAGACCGTCAATGCGATAGACGCCATGGTCGATGCGCTCGCACCGGAGAACGCAGACAAGGTCGCCAAGCGTGTTGCACGTCTCCAGAAGCTTATCGACAAGTCGGAAGAGATCGAGGCGCTTTCAGCCAAGCAGGTGGTCGACTACGTCTTTGACGACCTGGATGTTGGCGCGCGAGAGACTCTGGCGAACTCCGGGGCAATCGACGACATCGTCAAAGACCTGACGAGGATTTTCAACCAAAACGTCGCGGACGTAAAGCGAGAGTCTCGGCGGCTTCGTCGAACCTTTGAGAGTCTGCAGAAGCTCGCCAAGAAGCTGGAAGGCAAGGATCGTGAGCGGGCTCTCCGTGCTGCTGCCCGAGCGGAACGGCAAGCAACATCCATGGAGGAAGCTCTTCGCGAGCTCTTGAGGTCTGACCGGCTGGACGAGTTCGCCGATCTTCTCGAGACTGAGCGAGCAGCCGGCAAGGTTCGGCGGAAGGCAGAAAAGCAGGCCCGAGAAGAGGCCATCATCTCGTTCATCAGCCGTGGGGCACCTCCCCGCCCTCCAGGTACGCCTAAGACCCCGCGCAATCGCGGAGTAGATAAGGTCCCTAAGAACGTCAAGGGGATGGTGTATTTCCTCGACGACTCACAGGCGATTATCTACGCGTTCAAGTCGGCAGATGCTGAGACAGGTCTCCACGAGATGGCGCACGTTTTGCGGCGCAACTTGCGGGACGCAGACCTCCAGGTTTCTTTGGGCTGGGTCAACTCTCAGCTGGAAGCGCGGGGCATGGAGAAGGTGCGCCTGGCTTACGGTGTTGACAGCCGGACGGGCAACTTCATTGGTCGAGGTGACTCTGTTCACTACGCCGAAGAGCTTTTTGCTGAAGGCTTTGAGCAGTACATGCGCGAGGGCGTGGCCCCGACGAAGATGCTCGAGAACGTCTTCAAGATCATGAAGGAGCTTCTGCACAACATCTTCGTCTCGGCCAAGCGACAGCCGGAGAAGATTGAAATCAGTCCTGAGATGTACGCGGTGTTTGACCGCGTCTTCGGGGCAAAGCAGACGTTCACGATGGACGACATGCCCGACGCGATGATGTTCCTCAACGTGCAGGACGACCTCGGTCGATCTGTCGTGGGCCTGGGTGGCCGGCTTGAGACTGACCTCATCCTTGAAGACACTGTGACAGGTCGTTTCCGCCAGCTTGAGATGAGCCTCGACGACTATCGCCGTCGCATGGGCAAAAGCGGCGAGGCGGGTATCGTCGGCAAGGTCGCGTCGAAGCTGCCTACTCCTAAGGCGGCTGTGGGTGGTCTCGGCTTGGGTTCACGAACCAGCCAGTACCTTGACCCTGTCAGTAGCCGCGTGCTGTCTGCCGAAGACCGCATGCTTCTCAACAGGTTCCGCCGCGGTGAGATCGAAAGGTCTGATCTGCCCAACCGACTTCTGCCTGAGATCGAGAAGGGCTTGCGTGTGACTGGTGAGGCGGCGGTGCTCGTTGGCTCGCTCACACTGAAGGCTGCGCGCCTTATGTACGGCGACGATGCTTCTCGCGTCATCCGCACGTACAACCCGGCTCAAAGAGTCCACATGAAGGCGGGAGCGAGGGAGGGTGAGGAGTTCTCTAACGGCGCGTCAGTCTTGATCAACGACATCTCTCGACGCATGGGTGCCTCTGCCGAACGCGCGCTGAACGACATCATCAGCTACTTCTCAGGTCAGTCGGCGCAGCTGTTGACTGGGTCGGAGAGAGGTAAGAGACTCAATGCTACGAATGTAGACATCTTCGAGCACGTCTCGAGAATGTTCCACGACATGCTCTGGAGGATGGACCCAGAAGCGCGGGTTGCCTTGATACAAGCGGCAGAAAATCGTTTGAGCAAGCCGCTGCACGCGACAACTCAGGATGACATCCTTCCGCTGTCAGGTTTGTGGAACGGCTACGTCGTCCGCAACCGAGCAACCCCAGAGAAGTCGGCGCTGTCATTTTCCGGGGAAGGAATCTTGCTGAGCAATGACTACATCGACGTAGTTAAGCCTGGACTTGCGAAGGGTGGCTCTATCGAGATCGATAGTTTTTTGCAGGACACTCTCGGAGACCTCTATGTCGCAGTGACCGGGCAGCCCCTCAGTAAAGGTACGAAGGTTCCTCCCACAGCCTTGGATATGGCTGCGCTGCTCGTGCTTCACTCCGGCGGCTCGATGCTGAAGGCTTCCGATGGAAGCGCGGTTCACCTTGACCAGGTCTTGAAGGCCGCCGGCGTGAGCCGCGGAGAGGCTTTGATCAAGGGCGTTACCGCCGAAGTCAACGGCTCGACCGTCAAGGTCCCCGGACTCATGACGACGTCAGTCGCCGTTGAGCGTCGCTTGCCAGTGCTCATGTCTCTGGGGCATGCCGGGTTTGCGTCAGGCATGCTCGACGACGCGGCGAAGTGGGGCTTTGGTCTTACCGGACGAGAGTACCGAGCGTTCATGCGCTACGTCACAGGTCAGCAAGGGGCCATGTCTTTGAGCGATATCGAAATGGCGAAGAGCGTCATTAGCCGCTTCGGTATTTCGGCAGAGTTTGTCACCAACTCACGTCGTCATGGGCAGTATTACCTCCCCAAGCAGGCTCGAGACGCGCTGCGAGACCAGATGTCGCAGGCAGCACGGCAGTTTGATTACGGCGAGAAGGGTGGGAAGAGCTCCGTCGCAAGAGACGCCTTCGGCATCTACAACTCGTTGCTGTACTCAACGATGGTGTTTGGGGCAGTTGTAGTCAAGCCGTTCTACCGGCTGGCGTCGTTGATCGACTTGGGTCTCGGTGCTCTGGGTATGGGGGGCGCTCGCGCAGCCACAGCTGCGGTCACACGAGCAGGCGTAAGTACCTTGCTGGCGTTTGCTTACGAAGGGTTCCCGCTACTGTCTGCGGAACGCGCCGCAGAAGCTGTGGGGCTTGCCGGAGACGCCGGCCGCGCGGTTGTTCGACGTGTTCGAGGTGACGTAGATTCCGCGAAAACTGTGTTGGATTTCAAGCAGCAGATTCGCGATGTAGCAGCCGAGTCTGGAGACAACCTTGCTCGTATGATTACCGAGACTTCAGCCAGCGCGAAGTACCGCCCGGAAGTGCGCCCCATCATGGAAGCGCGAGCAGACATGATCTTCGTCATCAATGGTCGTCCTTACCGGGCTTCTGACCTTCGGCGCATCTTCGTTCGGTCTGGCCTGTACAACAACATGTTCAAGTCCATCAAGGCCACGTACATGGCGGAGGGCGGTTCGCTCACTGAAGTCATGGACCGGGTGAAGCGCAGCGTGAAGGAGAAGTACGGAGATGACGCGGCTAACGTGAAGATGCTCGACAGCTTCCTCGAAGAAACGACAGACACGAAAAATCCGTTCAACATCATGGGCGGTATCCGCGGAGCCGGTGACATGGCTCTTCGTCACGGCCTTGAGTCTGCCGACGCGTGGGCAGACCTTGAGCGCACAGGTCTGGCGGTCACATTCATGGAGTTGGGCCACTCACCGCAGACGGCGGCCCGTATGGTCGTTGAGGCGGTTTACGACTACCGAGGCTCTATGACCTCGGCTGATCGCAGCATGTTCAACAAGGTGACGCGACCGTTCTTTGCTTTCACCAAGAACGCGATTCACCATCTCACAAACATGATGAGCTCTCCTCTCGGGCGGTTTTACGCTCGTTCGATGGCGAAGCTGCCGTTCCTTTCAGCTGACGCTGCGACTGCGGTGCTGTACGAGTTCCTGGTCGGACCTTACGGAATCAACACCTCCGCGATGAACTCAAGCGAGGTCAACGCGTACTACGACATGAGAAACTTCCTCGAGTACGGTCTGGGCGAGCAGGTTGACCGAAATACTCTGCAGCAGTACCGAGAGATTCTGCCGGATGAGGCAAAGGACATTAGCGACCAAGAGTTGATGGACCACGACTTCGGCGGATGGACCATCCGCAACGGGTACAACGGCTACGACAACGTGCCGGAAGACGCTCGAGTGTCTGTGCGTGCTTTGATCGCCAGCAGGTCGAAGCTGTACGCAAAGGGCCGGTACCTGTACGTTGCGAAGGTTCTACAGGACGAAGAACTTCGGGAGGAGTTCGTCAAGCTTGGTGGAGCTATGGCGGTTCAAGATGAGCCCAGCCGTCGCGGGCAAGCTTCCTATATGTACAACCGCTATCCGACGATTCAGGTTCCTTTTCCGGTGCTGAACGCCAGCGCGCAAGAGGCGATGCGGCTTGGCCTCAGTGATTCCGTTTACTGGATGCTGCCGGATAACTTCGTCCACTCAGGCATCGCCGAAGCCAGCGCCATGATGGCTACAGCGTTGGTTGTTCTCGATGAATCTTTGAATGCAATCCCAGGGGGAAAGCCATTCTTCCCCGACGTCGCGGCAACGCGTGCCCAGCGTGCGGCAGCGCCTTTGATAGACATACGCGGGTACGGCAGTCCGATTGCTGCCGACATCATCAAGGGCGGCGCCGCGTTGTTCGGTAAAGGCAACTTGTTCGTCGAAGTCGACCCGCTCATCGCACGCGTGCTGCAGGGGTCAATGATTCCTGTCGCTAACGCCGACGACATCGACGAAGATGACCTGGGTATCTTGCTTCAGCTCGCCCAGTCTGACCCGGAGCTTTACAACCAGGCGATCAAAGTCTTCAGCCAGATGATGGGCGGCAGCGTGGGCCGAGAAATACAGTTCCCTGCCTTTGCAGACGAAGTTCGAGCTGCGCGCATGATTGTCAAGGACGGTAGGCGAGAAGTCGTGTTTGCCAATCGCGGCGGTGTCTTTGACCGTGAGTTCCTCGAAAAGGGCGCTAAAGACTCAAGCGAGAAAGCCGTCCGAAAGAAGCCGTTTCTGGTTGGTAAGTCCGCGGTGCTGTTTAAGATCACGCCGCTGGGTCAGCTCAATCAGGCGCTCTTGCAGTACCGTAAGACTCCTCAGGAAGGTCAGCTCGAAGCACAGAAGGAGCTTCGGTCGGAGATTATCCGCTTCATCACAGCCCAGGGCCGACAGGTCGGTATGCGTACTTCCGGGGCTGACGAAGAGCGCGTGACAGAAACAATCGAGCGGGCTGCGAACAAGGTCTTCGAAGAGTACAAGTGATACACTCCCGACAAGGAGACTCCTATGTCTGACTACAACTACGGCGGATGGGGCCACTACGGCTTTGCCGCGAACGACAACGGCACGATCACTGCCGCATACACCGCGCTGTCGCTCGGACAGGTCGCAGGCATTTCGCGGTCTCAAGGTGTTCCTGACGACGCGCATCTGTACGACATCGTGTTCGAACTCACCAGCATGGTGACAGGTGCCGGGGCTCCAGGGAACATCTCGTTCTACCTGGCGCGTGACGCCGCAGGGACAAAGCCGCTTACGCCGCTTCTTACCGCACCTATCGTCACGGCGCTCGGGGCAAACGTAGCGACTGGCGGCGCTCACGCGAAGATCTCAGTCGACTTCCACAGCACCAGCGGTGTCGGCCCTACGGCCTACAACACGCTGCAGCTCATTGTTCGTCACGACGGCTCAGCTGACAACGTCACCGCCGACATCTTCCTCAGCTGGCGCTCCTGAGTCAGTCCTCGCCCTGGGCGAGAGCTGACCAGGAAGAGTCGCTGTAGGTGACCTGTTCGTCAATGAGATCCAGCTGGGCATCCGCGACGTCCGCTGTCTCGATGTCCGGGCGTTCAGCCGTCATGAGCTCCTCGTAAACATCGCGACGAAGGCAGACGCATGGAGACGGAATGCCGTCGATGCGTTTGCTTCGCGTGACCCCTCGGGTCGTGACGTTCAGCCAGTCGCGCGCGCCCCAGCGAGGAACAACCTCGTCGAACGTATAGCCGTATCTGTCCAGAATCCCTTGAAGAGCGTGCGGTTCGATGCAGATTTCGTCCCACTCGGGCTTGCCGTCGTCCCACCGCCCAGCCCAACCGTTGCCAGGAGTACCATTCTCCAGAGCAGCGCGACTTCCCCAGAAGCGGTGACGGTTCATCGTCGCCCACGAAGCGGCAGCCACGAAGGCGTCGCGAGCACGGTCGGCGTCGTTGGCTCCGTCACGGACAGCCTGAATGAGGAACTCGATGGGGTCACGCGTCGGGGTCGGAACCCCCAGTGTTTCGCAGACTGCTTGCGCCAGGTCGAGACTGGCGACGTAGGCTGCGAGACGACCACCGACCGCGGTGTTGGTGATGCCGGCGTAACTGTCCCGCCGGGCCTCAAAGGCGGCACGAAAGTCTGGCCACGAGTCCTTGTGGTAGACGAGGTACTTGACCACGCGGCGGCCCAGGTGACCATAGTGGACGTACAGTCGCCCTCTGACCGTGTCTGCCACCACTCGGGCAGTCTGGGCAGGGCCAGAGATTGGCGCTCCTTGCAGGGCCAGTACGCGGGCACGGATGCCGCCGTCCTGGGTGAACGAGGTCAAACGCTGCTCTCCGGTCGAGAGCAGCACGGTATTCCACGAGTTGACCTTGTCGATTCCCTGCAGCGTGCCTCTTCCTCGGCCCTTGCCTGAGCAGAAGTCGTAGAGAACGTCAGCCACATGCTGCTTGTTTTTGACTCGCTTGGTCTCGTCGAGGATGAGCGGGATGCTGTGGAGGAAGCCTGCCGCACGTTCGACCCACACCTTTGTGCTGTCCCACGAGTAGATGTAGCCTTCGTCGTCATCGTCAGCCGGGTAGCCCCACACTGACGCTGCGACGCGCAAGCTCGTGGTCTTTCCGCTGGAGGTCTCGTTTGACCAGTCAACAGCGTAGTTCTGGCAGCGCACGATGCGCTGCAGTACCGACGCGACTGACGCGTAGATGGAGAGCATCGCCAGTGGGTGGTCGCGGAGGAGCTCGACCACTTCGAGCCACCCTTCCCACGAGCCGCCGGTTCTAAGCGACTTCATGATGGGCTCCATCCCTTCCTTAGGGAACAGCTTGAGTTCCATGTGCTTGTCGAGCTTGATGTGACCGTCGGGCAGAAGAAAGGACCCATCGCGCTGCCAGCCCAACCGGCTTGCGCCGTTGGTCAGGGGCACCTTGTGCTGGTTGATGTCTTCGTACGCGGTCAACCACCGCACGGTATCGGCTGCGGTGATGGACGTGACCGGGGCTCCGTAGTCGATGAGCGACACGATCTTCCGAGTATCGAACAAGACGGACCGTTCGACGGTGTGAGTCCGCCACTTCGGCCGACCCTTCCCTGGTCCAGGGGGCTCGACCCACGCCACCTCGATCTGCATGTGACCCGTCTCGGCGTCACGCCCACGCTGGGTGATGATGATGGGGGCGGTAGCAATCTTCTCGCGGGTCACCGTTCCTTCGTCGAAGTTCGCCTGCAAGGTGTAGACGCCGCCCAGGTCGACGTCGAAACCTGTGGGGATGAGAAGGGAGGGGAACCCTTCGACCAAGTAGTCGGGCAGATTCTCGTTCAAGGTGTTCGTCACGCCCAGCTGCTGCAGTACGTTCTGCTGCTGCTGCTGCCGGGCTCGACGCTGCGCACGCTTGATCGTCTGGGTCAGTTCACGCGTTCTCGCTCCCATCCCTCGGACTGAGCCAAGGTGTGTGAGCAGCGTTTCAAACTGAAACTCGTGCTCGCCCCAAGCGTTGGCGAACTGCTCGACGCGAGCCAGCGAGAAGAAGGCTGTAAAGGCGGGCGCGCGGTCAGCAGACTCCATCGCCTGTACGGACTCGACAAACTCATTCAGCTCAGCAACAAGATCAACACTTTCACTGTCGGACATCCGTGCTCCTTATTGGTTGACCGTTGACTACTGAGGTCCCAGAGGAACCAGGTAGTTTGCGACGGTGGTGGCAAGGTCATCCGGCGACGTGCCATCCTCGACTACGAGGACAGGATGCGCAAGACGAAGTACCTGGAGAGTCATCTCAATCCCGTTCTCGGTGATGAACAACGCCACGTGACGCTTGAGAGAGCGGAACTTTCCGCCGCGAGCACGACCACTGGAAGCGTCGTAGCGCTCGCGCAGAGCTTCCGGCAACTCGGGCAGCGACGGCGTCACCTGAACGGCTTCCGGTGCCGCCTGTGGGGGGAGTGACGGCGCGACCATACGGGCCTTCGCGGGAGGCGGGGCGCCGCCCAGGTTGATAACCGTCCAGCCCGCGTGGTCTTCCTTGGCAGGCATGACCGTCGAAGTCAGCATCACCATCTGCGGGACCTCACGAAGAGCTTGCATCATGCTGCCCAGCGTGGATGGATCCCATCCCCGGTCTTCCGGGGCAAGCACCGACAACGGGGTCGGCAGCATCTCATCCAACACGGCACACATGGCGACGAGCACAGACACGCGCTGCGCTTCCGACAGACCCACCTTCAGGTAGCGGGCATCTTCGTCACCATCGAACAAGCCGTAGTAGAAAACGTCACGTCCGCTGTCCGTCACCATGACGCCGAACTCCCACCCATCGGGCAGGTAGCCGCTGACACGCTGACAGAATCCGTCGACCCGGTCTTCAAGCAGCTTCGCGACAGCCTTCTGAGACAACCTCTTGAAGTTAGAGAACTTTTCCGCCAAGGCGTAGTTGGTATCGACCAAGTTCTTGGCTGCGGTCAACTGATGCCACTTGGTTGCGGATTCGTTGAGAGCTTCGAGCTTGGCCTGCGCCTGGGCGAGCGCTGTACGAGTGTCATCGACAGACACCGCACTGCGGCTGTCCATTGTTGCGGGTAGTCCTTCGAGGTCAGACTCATGCCGCAGAATCTGGGCGCGAGCACCTGACAGAGCTTCCTTGTCCCGCTGGCGAGACGCCCGGAGCTCTTGCAGCTTCTTGGTCTGAGCGCCCAGGTCCTTGACCTTGTCGGCGTAGAAGTCGTGGCACGCTCGGAGATGAGCGTTGCCGACCGGCGAGGAGCAGATGGGACAGCCGTCAGCATCCTCATCCAGAGCCCACGCCAGAGCATGTACAGCCCCTACGCTGCCCTTGTACTCAAGGGTCTCACTCTGTTCAAGGTTGCGGATGTTGGCGTCGGCGACGACAACTTCCGCCAAGAGACGCTGTTCTTCTGCGCGCAGTTTGCCAAGCAGATCATGCAGCAGCTTCCGCTTGTCAGCCACGCCCGAAGCACCCGCTTCACGAAGGTTCTCTTCATGCAGTGCTTGGGCCTCTTTCACTGCGTCACGAGCAGCGAGCACGGCCTCGCTTCGAGGCTTCGCGCCTACCTCCGACAAGAGCTTGTCGCGCAGCGAGGTCTGAGCCTTGGCGTCCGACCGCAGCTTGCGCGCCTGCTTGTCGGCAGCGCTGACTGCTTGCATGAGCTTGTCGACGGGAGCCATGTCATCGCAACCGACTGTGAGCTCAGAGAACATGTCGACGTCGGCGCCGAGAGCCGTCAAGACGACACCGTCATCGAGGTCAGAACAGACCCACGTAAGGAATCGTTCCCGCGCTTTCTTCGCAGACCCGGTCAGGACCTCGCGGACTTCGCGGAGGGGGAAGTGCGGGCTGTGTTCTTTGCTCGTGTGGGGAATGATCCAACGAGGGCGAATGTGGATCGGCGTCTTGATCCTTCCTTCGTCCCGCTTAGTCTCCCACTGGCAGTGCTCTCCGTTGCTCAGATTGACCCGAGCGAAGACGACGCTGCCATCGTGACCATGTTGGTGTGCCAAGCTCATCAGCAACGCGGGGTCGCTGGTGATCGCACGGCCTGCGACTTCTTCGGCCGCTCCGCTGACAGCGAGGGCGACCGCCTGCACGACCGCACTCTTGCCGATACCGTTGGGTCCGACCACGAGGGTCTTCTTGGATAGGTCGTAGCTTCGAGGGTTGCCGTCAGGCGACTTGATATTGAACGAAACGCTTGTGATCTCAGGCGTACTCATACGGTTGCTCCGGGGTTGGTCATGTTGCAAAGCTGTTCGGATACCACACCAAACGGCCCTTTCTCGTAGTACCAGTAGAGATGAGGCAAGAGCGCAGCGGGTCGAGACACCATAGTGTAGAAAACGAGGGCGCTGCCCTTGGGCGCGCCTACTGCGCGCTCGCCGTCGGGCCGGACGAACTTGACCCGAGGCGAGAGGAAGATGACTGCTGCGGTGTTGGGGCAGTTCACTACCCACTTGCTCCAGTATTTTGTGTCGGTATTGGCATAGACCAGCAGCGCCACGACTTCGCAACCTTCCGTGCAAGCCTTGGCGGCCTTCTCGAACCAGTGAGAGATGCCTCTGCCGTACGGCGGGTTGCACCACACGCGCTTGCCGTAGTCGGACCAGCGCACACGGAGTGCGTCGGTCTTGGGGTCGATGAACGGATCGACCCGAGCCGCGTCGAGGTTCGTTGCGCAGGCATCGAGGTCGAACATGACGACCTCGTTGACTTGATCGAAGAGCCCGACGGGGGTCATCCAGTCGTCCTTACCCAGCGTGCGGGTAGTCGGAGCGGTCATGATGGCTCCTTGCAACGGTGTGATCCTTCGTGACCCTCGGGCAGCGTGCATGTGTAGAGCTTTTGGCTCTTCCCGATGAAAACGCCCGCGCCGCACGGCAGCCACGGAAGAGGTCGACCCTCGCCGCCCTCGGCGTAGAACTCTGCGAGCTCTCGCGCTTGGCGCAGAAGCTCGCGCAGTCGTTTGGCTTCGTCTTCGAGGCGCTTGTAGCGGTGAGCCCAGTATTTTCCGCGTACGTCGATCACTCGTCACCTCCCTTGGCGTAGCCCTCACTCGCCCATCCTCCGCCTTGTAGGGAGAAGTTGGTCTTGGAGACCTGTCGGACGGTGCGGGGGGCTCCGCACGCTGAACAGGCCTGGTCTTTCCGAACGTCTTTCAGTGAGACCAGGACTTCGAACTGATGGCCGCACTTCCGGCACCGCTGCGAGAACAGCGGCATCACTCTTCCCACCCGATGTAGCGGAACGTCGGCGTGTTCTGCCCCATCCAAGCTCCGCTGGTGTTGAACGAAAACCACTCAGCGGCGTCCGAATAGCTGCATTCTCCGTCCTCCATGATGGCTTCAACGCACATCTCAGCGTCGTAAACGGCCACTACGAACCCAGGCTCTCTCGGCCAGTGGTCCTCAGGGGTGTCGGTCATGCCCACAATGCAGGGGTCATAGACGCTGCGTGGTTCGAGCAGCAGCGCGTCAGGGTTGTAGTTGGCCAGGGCTTCGAGGATCTCTTCGTAGGTCATTCCTCACCACCTTCGTCGCGGACGATGATGCGGCCCCACACCTTGTAGTCGTCACCTGGTACACGAGCGACGCCCTTGACCTTGTGGTACTCGTCAGCGCGGGTGTCCCAGACCCAGGCGATCTTACCCTCGCGGACGAACCCGTCGATCATCTCAAAGGTCGGTCGACCGCAGGTTGTGTCCATTACACCGACGTACTGCCCTGGTCGGATGATCCCGTGGAAACGAGGGGTGCCGTCCCACAGGCGGCCAGCCACCACAGAGTTCGGCCACGCCTTCCAACCGCCGGCATTCGCAGCGCGGCTCCTGTAGTCGTCGCGGCCTGCGACCACCGTGATGGCATGCTCAGGGTACGCCTCACTCAATCCTTCGGTCAGACTGTCACGCCACTTGTCGACAGTCTGGTCTCCGTCCAACCGGTCGTGTGCCAGGAAGAACCTGTAGTCTTCGTCTTTCGTCTCTGTCATACCACTCTCCTTTGTGTAACAGTGTAGTAAGCCGTTCCGTGCCTTTGTCAAACAGTTGTATCACACTTCTACCCAGGTGCGGCCCACGTCCGCCTCACAGGTAAACGTCACCGGCCAACCCGGTACGTCGATCGTCATGCACTCCGTCATCTTCTTCTGCGCCCACTCCGCCAAGTGCTCAGGCACCTCGACGATGAGTGAGTCATGGACTTGCGCGGTCAAGCCTGTGCCTGGTCCCCACTGCTGAAAGGGGAACGCCTCCAGCACGCGCTGCTCGGCGATGGCCATGACGGCGGCTTCGCACGCGAGGATGGGAAAGTTGACGACCTCGTTTTTCTTGCCGTCCTGCAAGCCTCCGCTTCGTCGACCGAACAGGGGGTCTTCCATGTAGCCCTGCTTGTCGTAGAGCATGAGCATGTCTTGCCAAGCCATCATCCAGTCGGTCTCGGCGTCGTGCCAGACCCGGTCGAAGAACCGAACCTGGTTGAGGTCGAACTGAAGGTACGGCAGGTCGGTGTGTAGATACTCGCTGCCGTCCTTGCGCTGCCGAAAGCCCGTGAGCTCGGTCGAACGAATCACGGAGTGCTTGGTCTCAGCAGAGGCCCAGTAGATCGACGCATAACGGTACGTCTTGGTCAGCTCTCGAAGCTGGCCCGCCTTGCCTTTCTTGCTTGGCTTATGCGTGGCCTTCAAGCTGAAGCCCTTTGTCCAACCTGAAGCCTGTTCAAAGTCTTTGCCGAACAAGTCGTGCGCCAACCAGCAGTGCGGGTCGAGGTCATCAGCGAAGCAGTCGAGCAGTCGTTGGATGCCCCAGTAGTTGGCGGTAATGACCAAGTGCGCCGCACTGAGGTCGCAACCCACCAGCACGTGGCCCGGCGCTGCGCAATACAACGACCTCACGCCACCCAGGTCTTTGCGGCTGGATTGGTTCTGCATGTTGGGTCCGCTCGACGAGAGGCGCCCAACAGCGGTCGTGTGACTGTTCCACGAGGAACGCACGCGCCCGTCGGGATGTAGTGACCCGCCGTCCTTCAGGGGGCGTAGGCCATACAGCTGCGTACCCAACACCTTGGTCCTGACCCGTCGATACTGGCGCAAGGTCAGAAGGAACTGCCGCTGCTTCTTGTTGATGTCAGGGCTGGCCATGTGAGACCGCAGCACCGCATCACCTGTACCCGGCAGACCAGACTCGGTGTAGAAGTCTTTGGCGTCCATGCCGTAGGGGATGCCCAGGTCCCACCGCTCATACAGCAGGTCACGGACCTGGTCGAACGAGCCCGGATTGAAGTCCTGGTTCGCCTTGCGCTTCGCCCCCACTGCTTCGGCAAGACCTTGAAGCTGGTCGTAGAGGTCTACGGCGACCTTCTCAAACCGGTCGGTCAGCAGCGACGCCTTCTTCTGGTCGACGTAGATGCCGTTCTGGTGCATCTGCACACACATGTCCTGTCGCGCATGGTCGAGGTTCCGCAGGTCCCAGGGACGGGCAGAGGGCCAGCTGACCGGCTTCGCCCACTCGGGCAACGGCTTGTCTGCTCCGTTGGCGTTGGCGGATCTACGCAGCGGCTCTGTGATGCGAGCGTTGACCACGGTGTCGTACTCGCAGTACGTCAACCGCTCCTTGTCGAGCACCTTCCCGCCGCTGTTCTTCTCACCGCTCTCGCTGGTCTCCCACTTGTGTACGTCAGTCAGCCGACGACCAGTGGGCTTGAGACCTTTGGGCAGGTCAGGGTGGGTGAAGCGAGCATCGAACAGTGTGTCGTGAGTCGGTTGCGGATTGACCCCGAGCCAGTGCTCAGAGACTTGGCGATCGAAGTACCCCGCGTTGTGCCCCACCTTGGTCTTGCTGGTGTTCGTGAAGAACTCCCGCAGCACTTCCTTGATGGCCTCCTCCCCGCTCGGCGAGTAGTAGCGCCGACCCGGCGAGTCTGTGCCCATGATGTTGATACCGACGCTACGTGCCAGCTGGAAGGGCTCCTCCCAGGGCATCGTTGGATTCCCGTGCCTGTCCAGGTCAGGAGTTGCAATGGCCAAGCACCGCACACCGATGTCGCGGACGTTGATACCGTCGGTCTCGTAGTCGTAGACCCAGAAGGGTGAGGGGACTGCCAGCCATTCTCGGAGCTCGTGCGCGGTCGGCTGCTCTGATAGTTCGGGCTCAAGCCACCGAAGTACGTTGTTGAACCAGCGGAAAGCCTTACCCAGCGTGGCGTAGAACTGCGGGCGTAACTTCGGAGAGTGCTTGACATAGCCAGGGTCGTAAGTTGAAACGACTTTAACTTTCCAATCATTGCTCGACTGAGTCCAGTCGTAGGCTTGCCAGGTCAAACGGCTGACCTTGACTTCTCGCATGTCGCCCTCGAGATGGGACATGCTTGAGGTGGTGTCGAGCACGCGCTGCGCTGCCGTACTGCCCAGCGGGAGGATGTATCCGTAGGCTGAGAGGTGAGATTGCAGGTAGGGGGCGCAGCAGTCAGCCGGGTGAGGTAGCGCTTCTTCGACCTGACGCTTTGCCTCGGCCGCGGACGTGCCTTCCTTACGCAGCTTCTTCGTCAGTGCTTTACGCCGACGGCGTAGTTGCGCCTCCATCTTCTTCCACCCGTCTCTCGGAGCGCAGGCCGTCACGAAGAACAAGTCGATCATCGACCTGTTCAGCCCCGTGGCTCTCAAAGCACGGTCCCACTCGGCACCGTCCAGCCCGCTCAAGGGGCGGCTGTGCCTCACGTCTTCGCGCTTGGGCGCTTCAAGCACGGCAGCGACTGTCGTGCTCTCGTGTATCTCGGGGGGCACAGGCTCCCACCCGTCTCCGACGAGACAGCCGCCCGGCCCCATGGGGCACTGATTGCACTTGGCGCCCCTCTTTCGGGGGTCGAATCGACTACTCATCGTTGTTCTCCCAACGGCATCGCCGTTTGTTTGGGAAGCCTTTGTAGACTTCGATCTCGTGGTGTGATGCGTACCTTCGGATGGCCTGCTCAAGAGCGACAGTCGTGCGCGGCCAACCAACACGGTCTCGGATGATTGGGTACGACATGCGTTCGGTATTGCGCAGTCGTATGGCCTCGATCAACATCGACTCTCGTAGGAACCTCTTGGGGCTGTTGCTTCGGTCAATCTTGCCAAGGTGCTGATGAATCTGCTTTCTCAACGTACTGACGTTGACGTCCATGTCTTCGGCGACGTCCTTCCACTTCTCACCATGCTCCACCCGAGTTTTTGCTCGGCGGAGCATAGGAAACGTCCACGTACGTTGAGGCGCCATTAGCCGTCCACGCGGGTCATACCGCCCAAGAACCGCTCGACACTCTTGCACCAGGTTCGATGCTTCTCGTCGATGTAGACGACCAGCACGGGGTACCGAACCGGATCATCGGCGTGCTCGTTCACGAGCATCCGCACCCGGTAGTAGTTGCCATTGCGATGCTGCCAGCGGGTTCCTGGCAGAACGTCTGTTTGCGCCATGTCTCACTCCTGCAGGAAAGCCCCCGCCGTCATCGACGACGGGGGCCAGGTTGATCGCTCTCAATCAGCGAGAAGGTGGGGGCGGGAACTTGCCGTTGCTGGGAGGCGGGGGCGGCATCTTAGCGGCGGCCGGGGCCGACACCTTGGACTGCCGGCGCCAAGCGAACTGGCGAGTGTCCTCAGGCTTGTCGCCCTTGGCTTCGTGCTGCTCAAACTGGTCCTTGTTGAGGAAAGACTTGACCTCTCCGTACACACGCTGTCCCTGAGGGACGTCGTCGGGACGACCGAGCCACGCAATGTGGGCGGTGCGGCCAACGAGGTGCTGAGTGCTCAGGCCGTTCTCGGCCATGTAGTCCTCGGTGATACCGGAGGAGAGAGCGACTCGCTTGATCGCGGCGACCATGCCGTTGATCTTCTTGTTGCGAGTCGTCTCGTCCATCGCCTGAAGAGCCGGAGCCATGTTGCCTTCAGCGTCGAAGGGGCAGCTACCAATCTCGCGGGTGATGGCACCGTTGGGGAACTTGATGTGGATGAAGTACGAGAAGTTGCCTTGGCGGTCAAGAACGCCACGGTCCTCGAACTCCACGACCTCGACGGGGTAGTAGCCGGTTCCGGGGGGAAGGTTGCCAGTGCCGACGGAAGCGGCAGTTTCTGCGGGAATGAAGAAAGACATCTTCGATCCTGGTTTAGTTGGTTTTTGTGGTTGTTGTTAGGTCCGGTTTACTGCCGGAACAGCCGTCACTCGGACGGAGGAGGTGGAGCCTTCGAGCCCTTTACGGGCTTCGGTGGATCCAATACTTTGAAAAGATTGTCGCTGCGCTGCTTCTGGATGACACCTCGTGCGATGCCGTCCTGCACTGCCCAGCGAATGTGCAGCTGCGTCTCTCGTCCGCTGCCCTTGGCGAACTTCTGCGCCTTGTTGACGCCAGCGTTTACGGCCGCACTGACGTCCCCCGTCTGCACGGCCTTCGCCACGAGGTCAGCAACTTCGTCCTGCCACTCAAGCCCCGGACGGCGAGACAGCCCGTAGTCGACAGCGCTGGCACGAAGAAGCTCACGGACATTCGGCGGGCTCTCGGCATAACCAACACCGTTACGGTCTCCGGTTACCCAAGTGCTGTCCCATGGGTTGACGTAGAGGCCGCCTTTGATCCAAGGGTCCGGGTAGTCGCTGTTGACGACAGCGCGAGCGTTGAAGTCGCACCAAGCCGGGACACGAACAACCTGGCCCTTGCTGCCCAGGGAGGGTCCACCGGGGACGAAGGTGCCATCCATACCTGACCCTGGCGCCTGCTCGTGGGCGACCATGAAGACACTGACACCGATGTGCCGAGCCTTCTCGGCCAGACGCAGCAGCTTGTCCTTGAGCTGTTGGTACGGCCAAAACTTGTCGACCTTGCCGCTGTTGGTGATCTTGGGGTTGTCCTGCCAGAACCTCAAGCTCGTCTCGCACAACGCCGTCATGCCATCTACGCAGATGGCAGGGTACGAATCGACCAACCCCTGCTCTTCCAGCATGGTCATGAGGTCAAGCAAGTCAACGAGAGTTCTGACTGGGTGGTCATAGACCGTGGGTTCAAACCCCCACTCATTCTGAGTGACGCTCTTGATCGCGTTCATCCCCTCGCCCGGAATCCACAGGGCGTTGGGGAATGCGCTCGCGACCATCGAGGTCTTCATGCGCTTGGGCTGGCCAAAAACCATGCCCATGACCGTGGCATTCGCCATGGTCGCCTCCAGTGATGTAGTTGTTGTTGTAGTGCCCCGAGGGGCTCGCCGACTGTAACACAGACGATCGAGTTCCCTGCGGCTGTTTGTGGTTTACAGTCAGGGCGGGGCTGTAAACTAACTCGGCTCTTTCCTTATTCGTCAATCTCCCAGTGATGCTGGGTACCGGGCTCATGGCATCGGCGGATATTACGAACGCTGCCCCCCGTCAGACCCAGCTTTTCGCTCAGGAAATCAACAACTTGTTTGACATTGAACTCCTTGCAGGAGAACAAGTCGAAGCTCACATGTCCTCGCAGAGGCCACGTATGAATACTTCCGTGCGACGTGGTCAGGATTACAGTGCCCGTGACTCCTCCGTCGTCCTCGCCGTTCTCGACCATAGGGTCAAGCGGCACGGCGACCATTTCCGCAGGCTTCAGAATCTGCATACCTACCATCTCGACCAGTTCGTTGAGCACCGCACCGATCAACTCAGGGTCGTTGAGGCGCTGCGACTCTTGGGTCCAGGCGTCAATGATTACGTGTCTACCTGTTTTCATGATGATTACTCCGGGCCGTACTGGCATAGTTCAAACGCGCCGCACTTACCGTAGCGGTGGTAGCAAACGAGCTCGCTCTGAGCCATTTGCCAGTCCCCCTCGGTCACGTACGCTCTCTTGTGGTTGACGAGCTGGTTGCCCAGCGACATCGCCCTCGAGTAAATCTGCCGAGCCAACTGTTCGTCACGCCAAGGTGTGGCGGGTACGTGCTGACGACTCACGGTCCAGGGGCTGCGCCGCTGCACCAAGTTCAAGATGACCCCTCCGAAGTCCTCGTACAACTGCTGGCCCATGATGCGGTTGACGGCGAACTGGCCGTCCATGGCGTACTGCTGAGCACGAGTCTTGCTCACACTCCCGCCGGTCACCTTGTGATCCCAGATGTACGTTCGCCCGTCGGAGCTATGCTTCATCACGAGGTCGAACCGCTTGGTCAATTCGATGGGCTTGCCGTGCTGCAGCGCCGGAACGCCACGAACAGGCTCCTCAAGCCCAGGGCAATCCAGCAACGTAGGCTCTGAGAGATTCTTGTCGAGCCATAGGCCGAAGTCTCCTTCGTGGTTGTGCCCCAAGGTCAGCTTGACCTGGTTCTCGACAGACACCACACGGTCAGAGACATAGGGCTCCTTCTGAAGATATCGACGGAAGACATCAAGCGTCGTGCCGATGTAGGGGTGAGCGTCTACGCCTTCGAGCTCTCGCCGACGCACCCACTCACGAACTGCCGCATCGGGAGGTAGGAAGTGGTCAGGGTCTGTGACGTGCTGGCCTTCGTACTCGAAGCCTCCCTGCTCGCAGCCCTTCTGAGCGTAGTAGTGAGCGAGCACGGTGTGGCCCATTGACCCCAGTGTCAGCGCCTCGGCGTTGATGAACTCACGCTGCTTGACGTTAATGATGAACCATAATCGGTCACACTTAAAGGCTGGTCCCCAGAAGGACCAGCCTGTTGTGCTTCGACCGGTGTCGATGAGGATGGGCTCAGGCATCGGGGAACTCCCCGGCGTCCTGCCCGAAGCTCAGCAGCTGGTCCTCGGTGATGATCTCCAGGGGGCCCTGGACGATGGTGATCTGGCAGCCACTCCTGGCTCCCACGTTGCGCTGGGTCGGCGCCGAGTGGCTCCTCCCGACCTGTCGGAACACCTTCTCCGCCGGGCCCTCGAAGACCACGGTGCGGACGGTGCGGACCCACTGGCCCTTGAACTCCTCGAGGGACTCGCCGAGGGTGTCGGCACCCATCGCCATGACGCGGGCGATACGGCGTTCGCGGGACGTTCGGGCCCTCATCTGCGCCTCGACGAGGGTCAGCTCTGTTGCGGTTTTGTCATCACTCATGTCGTCTCCGGGGGGTCAGGAAGGGGTTGCCAGAAGAACTGGCCGATCTCCGTGCAGGGGCACCACACCTCGTAGTTGAACCAGATGCCGTCTTCCTCGGACTTGAAGCAGCCGATGAAGAAGGCGTCGCCATGCCACATGAGCACTTCTTCGTCGGACGGAGGCAGGGTGTGCCGACTGTCGATCCAAGTCACGGCTGCTCCTTGAGCCAGTCTTCGTGCGCCTTCGCGCACGCCCTGGCGTAGTTGACGATGTCGGCCGGGGTCTGCTCAGCCGACGTCGCGATGACGCAGGCCGCCCCCGGCAGGTAGTTGGCCTTGCCGCTGGAGAGGTTGTTTCTCACATCGACCTTTGCTTCGATGTCGTCGAAGCGTCCCCCCGCGGCCACACAGAAAAACAGAGTGCAGCACAGCCAGACAAGCATGAGGGCAATCTCTGTGGTGGTTCGATCTGTCATGCGTCTTCCTGGGGCATCACGGTGAGTGTGGTGTACTCAGGAGTCGGGTCGTCGTAATCGTAGCGTCGCTCCTCGTACTGGTAGTACTCGTACTGGTAGTACACGGTGCAGGGTGCGGAGATCATGTGAGGTAGCACGTTCGCGCAGAAGTTCTGGATCTCATCCTCATAGTTCTTCAGCTCCGAGGAGACGTGCCAGACGCAACCATCCTCTGACCTTTCAGGGAGGATGTTCCGGAAGACGTAGTCGCTGGTTGTCGACGGTGTTTCGACGAGAACGTGCTGATGCCCGACGTCATCGAGGTCGCGACTCCCCGGAGTGTAAGACCCCCAAGGGATGAAGTCGCAGCGTCGCACTTTCGCCCAGTCGCTGAGCCACGAGAACTCGAAGTGCTCTGCAGCTATCTGCCAGGTCTTCTTCTGAGTGGTCTCGTCCGGTCTCACCTTCTCGAGGAAGTCGACGACCGCTCGCCCTGTGTCGTTCAGCGTCGCGCTGAACTTGACCGCTGTGTACATTCCCATGTCAGTCCTCCCCGAAGAGCGCCGTCAGTACGGACGCCTTCATCTTGTTGTGATCGTCGATGCCGAGCAGCTTGTCGTCCATGCCCTGGTACTGCTCAGCCGCCAGGAACTCCTTGATTGCAGTGATCTTGTCAGCCAGGACGCCCACGACCTTCTCGTCGTAGGACTTCCGAGCCAAGACCACCTTGAGCAGCGTGGGTCGACCACCGATGCGGTCGAAGCGACCCTTCCACTGCTCGAAGTCGCCCGGCCGCCACGGAAGCATCGCGAAGATGGCGAGGTCAGAAGACTGAAGACCGTCGACAGATTCTCCGAAGGCTTGGCCAGTGCCGATGAGCAGGCAGGGCCCGCCATGGTCGCGGTAGGTCGAGATCATGTCCTCACGTTCGCGGTCGTCTGTACCACCATGACCCCACCAGATTACGGGCTTGACGCCCCCGAAGTTCTTCTGCTTGACCTCCTTTGCCAGAGCCTTCTCGATGTACGAGGTCCAGTCCTCACAGTCCTGGCGACGGGCTGTGAACAATACGACCTTGCCTCCACCGCGCAGCCCGTCGAGAACTTCCTCGATGACGTACTTGCGCTTGCGGCTCGCCGCTTCCATCAGGTTCGCTTCGAGCGCTCGCTCTCGGTCAAACTCACTGTGTGTCTTGAGCGCTTCCTTCTCCGCCTTGGCGATGACTCGCTTGAACGCCGCGGGCCGGTTCTGGTCTGACGGATCGAGCCACACGACCTGGACTCGAGTGGCAGGCAGCTGGCCATGCGACTCGGTGTGCGTCACCTCTTGCATCAGGTAGGAGGCACGGTACTTGAGCTCGTCGAGGTGGCTGCTGCCCTTGTCGTCAAGCCCGCCGTACTCACCTTCCTTCGCAGCGCAGTACCGCTTGGCAAACGACCCGAAGCCCATGCCGTACGACCCAGGAGCAAGCAGGTCGAGCTGGCTCCACAACCGGCGAGGGCGGCCGTCATCGAGAGGAGTGGCGGTCAATCCCACGCGCAGCTTGAGAGACGGCAACCTACTCACATCCATCGCAGCTACCGCACGAGTCTCTCTCGTGTCGGTCTTGGTGCGGCGCTTCTCAAACTCAATCTGACCGGTGCTGTCGAAGATGGCCTTCCACCGCTTGGGCTGGCCAAACGTATGGAGCTCGTCGATGACCAGGACTTGGGGCTCCAGCTGTCTGACACCCTCCAAGTTGTCGGGCAGAGATTGCGCACCGAAGATGACGAAAGGTCTCTGTCCGCCGGCGTCCCCTACCTGTCCGGCCCAATCGCAAGAAGCGAGGTAACCGTCAAGCGTCTCGTCGCCTCTGCGCATCTGGCCTTTGGGGATGACCCGGTGCGGAACGATGTTCGTGTACTCCTGCACTTGGTCCCACCAGACCCGGCGAGCCTTGGCGGGAGCAACGACACACACCGGACCTGGGCGAGTCAGGCTGGAGAGGATGGCTGTCAGAGTCTTGCCCGCGCCGCAGGGGTAAACCAGCTTCGACCAAGGGCGGGTCGTGGCCCAGTAGACTCCTCGCGCCTGGTAGTCGGTGATGAGATCGGTGACAAAGGGCTTGACCTCGCCGTCGCTGACCAGGCCTTGCACAACCTGCCGTCCGTACTCGGCCATGGTGTCCAGAGCAGCCTGGGCCGTAGGCCACGCGAAGATGTCGTCCACGTTGATAGCGTGCTCAATCTGGTAGCGAACGCATGCTCCCGCCAGGTCGTGCTCGAAGAGCCACGCTGCGTTGACCGGGACGTACGCCTTGTAGTAGGCGTAGCTGTTGACTTCAGCTGCAGGGTTGTCGCGCAGCTCCTTGGTCATGCGGTTCCATCGTCGGTCGCGAGCGCGGTGACCGTACGCCAGCATGCCAGGCAGGCGTGTTTCAAGGTTGGCCAGGAGTGCCCCAACACGCCCGGTCACTCGGTAGATGTAGTGAGGTTGATCTTTGAGCGGAGAGAACACGGTCATTGTTCCATCCCATGGAAGTCCAGAGGTTGATCGAGGAGCGCGGCGACTGGTCCCTTCCAGCCGCAGCTCTGTCGATGATTGCAGTACGCGTTCAGCTGTCGTGTGGGGTCAAGCCACCACCACACGGCATTGCGCCGGCAGCGGGGGCACTCGACCAAACGGACGGCTTCGTCGTTGACCACGCCGCCAAGAGTATGTCCAAGGTCAGCGCGAGCATCAGGGTCAAGGTGCAGGTTGCGTGAGCCTGTATACACAGGGACCTCACGCAGCGACAACGCGCTGGCCAACTGCACTACGTTGCCCAACGGCGCCCACTTGAGGATGTCATCGACACGAAGCAGCGGCGCTTCAACGTGCCTGAACTCGAACGAGCTCTGATGCTTGTAGTCTTCCAGGTCGCACGCGGGCAAGAGCCACGACCGTGAGATGTCCTTACAGCTTCTGTCGATGGTCTGGCCACAATGCTCTTCGGCCCACCGCCAAGCTATCGAGTATTCGCTCTTGGTGATGTCTCGGTCCAGCGGCAGCACAACCCGGAAGCGATGAGCCACCGGGCTGTGCGACCAAGACGTGTGCAGAAGTACACACCACTGCCCCCACGTGGTCAACGCTTCGTCGATGGTGGTCCCATCGTCGTAGTCGAGGACCAGGCAGGAAGCCTCTTGCGCGTTTGCCTTCTTGCGGCGGGGAGGCTCAAACCGTGCGGGGCTCCACTGCGGGAGCTTGCGCTTGTCCCACACCCGGTACGCTTCGCCCGGCTGGGCCAGCAGTTCGACAAGTTGTACCATCGACAGCTGACGTAGCGTCGCCTCGGTCAGGAACAGGTTGTCGAACAGGCTGACCCAGAAGCGCCTCATGCGTCGCCGACCACTTCACCGCAGTACATGTGCGCGGCGTGCTGCACCTTGGCGATGGTGTCGATCACATCCTTCGCAACCTCCAGGGAGATGTCTCCGGCGTCACACACTGTGGCGATGGCGAATGCCAGCTCTTCAGCGACCTGTCGATAGGAGTCACCGCTCTTGATCGCCTCGTCGATTACCGCGCTGGTCGGTCGGTAGACCTTGCCGTAGTTGATCATTCTCATGAACTTGCCGTCGCGCTTAGTCATTCAGTTGTCCTTCGACGGTGGGTACCACCGCGCTGTCACTTTGTTGGTGTAGTTGTTTTCGCCAGAGTAGTAGAGAGCGCGCTGCCGCTTGCGCGTCCAGCCTGCCTGCTTCAGGTAGGCGCCGAGTTCGAGCCATCGTCGCCGCTCTCCGACGAAGTCTTCGAACAGGTCGGAGAAGTCTTCGTGGAATGCGATCTCGCTGACGCTCACACTCGGTAGCTTCGATGTGTTGGCGAGGAAGACGGCGATGCGGCCTACCACTTCTTCGCCGGACCTCTTGCAATATGTGTTGTTCATTCGGGTCCCTTCCAGTGTCGGTAAAAGTTCCAAAGAAACCAGCTCCCAAGAATCAACTTGAGTTGCCAGCCGGTTTTGTAGTGTCTGTACGGTTTCGCTCGTACTTTAGGTACGACGATGGGTTCTTCTTCTCTGGGTGATATGTACATTAAGTTCCTCACGGCGCATCTCTGCACCGCAGCGCACAGGTTAGCGGCCACGCACACAACTGTCAAACAGGGTATGATGTCGCCATGTCTGACCTCGAGAACATCCCTGCCCCCGACCAGTTGCTCGCTCGGTTGAACGAGCAGGACGCGGCGCTCAGCGATCCCGAAAAGGCCGGAGCTCTTCGAGAGTTGCTGCGCGCAGGCATCACGGTCGGTAAAGCAGCCAACCACCTCGACCTTCCTGTCTCTGTCGCATGGCGCATGGTCACTTCGGACAAGGCCACGCAGAAGGCGATGAACGATGGCGACGACCTGCGGCGCAGGCAGCTTCGAGCAACGCTCGAGAACCGCGCTGACGACATGTTGCAGGTCATTGTCAGTCTCGCTCACGACCCTGACATTGACGGGTCGGTCAGGCTGAAGGCAGCACAGGACATTCTCGACCGGACGGGGCTGCTGGACAAGAACACCGGAGGCGGTAAGTCCAACCAGCAGCAAGCCGCTGCGGTCATCGAGCTCTCGTCTGTTGATCGAGACTTCCATGACCGGCTGCAGCGCATCACCGTCCGAGCAGGTACTCGGTCGGATGATTAGTCTTTAACGATACGGTCGATGCCGTACTTCTCTTCGAGCTTGTGCTTTAGCTCTTGGAGATCGTCAAAGCGGGGATGCCCCATCAGTGTGTTGACGATGGCTTCGGCTGACTCTGTGAGAGGCAGCGACCGAAGAACATCATCAAACTCTTGAGCGACCTGCTCGGCCACCCTCAGGGCGTTGGCCTTGCGCTTGTAACCGTAGCCTTTGTGTCCGTCGCTAAACGTCAACCCTGTCGGCCAATGCGTAATCTTCCATCGCTTGTGTTTGGTCGAGTGACCAAACTCGACTTCCCACGTCGTGGGGTCGTCCTTGTCCTTGATCGTGTGGTCTACGATGTTGCGCGGGTGTACGGCCAGCTGACCGTAGCACCGAGCGTTACGCGCAATGACCTGGTAGGCACCGTCAACCTCGGGTAGCCGAGTGAAGACGGTGATGTCGTGAGTGCGCCACTTGTTCATGTCAGTCCTCCCAGATGCGAGAGGCATCAAGCAGCGCCGTCATAAACTTCTTGAGCTTGTCTCGCTTGTCGTCGTCCCCGTCACCCTCGAGATCCTTGATGGTGATGTAGTCGCGCTGCATCGGAGACAAGAAGTTCACCCGCTGATGCTCGTTGTCGAACCGAACATCAACCCAGCGGGTGCCTACCCGGTACTCTGCGGCAGTGCGTCCGTCGTGGTCTGTGATAACCAGCGCCGCCAACTGGATCGGCGGGATGAACGTCTCACGAACAGGCACCGCAAGGGGCATGTCGCCGGGCTTCATGTCCGAGAAGCCCAGCACCATGTCCTCGAGCAGCACAAGGCGGCGCGACTCGCCCTCGGTCTCCTCGTGGTTGGTGATGATCTGACACAGGCTCCAGATGTCACCTGTAGCCAGCTCCTGGTACCAGAACTCTTGGGGGTCAGGCCAGGTGCGGGTGCTCTCGTCCAAGACTCTGCCGTTGGACTGCAGGGTGTAACGGTTCATTGCTGCTCCTTCGTGTGGTGTTGTGTGCCTAACCTGCGTTGCGCTGGCAGGCAAGTGTGAGTGCTTCTTCCAGTGTGAGCGGGTCGATGGACCCGTCCACGTCTCCATCATACGAGTGGCACAGGTACCACCCGTTGGGATCGAGCTCGTCTTCGACGTAGCCCTCCGCCCACGTGACTCCCCAGACGTTGTCGCTCTCAGGCTCTACCGGGTAGGACGCAACCCACCGCACGTGTGGGTCGAGTACCTGCAGCGGCTCGAAACCGAAGGAGGCCAGCATGACGTCCTGTTCCTGGCTCATGCGACCTCCTGCCCTTCGATTTCGGTGAACTCGATACCGGTAATCCAGCCCGGCTTCCAGCCATTGCGGCCCAGGCGGTTCTGCTGTGCTGCCTTGATTGCAAGTGCATATCCAAACATGTCACTCTCCCTTGTTGTTGAGGTCGTGCTTGACGAGCCAGATGCCCGGCTCGCTCCCGCTGTCGATCGCACGCATCAGACTCTTGACGAACTTGCTGTCCGTCAGGCTGGAGGCGTTGGTACGCAAACCGATGTGGTCGTACACGTCGCTCGCCTTGACGATGTTGTCACTGTCGTGGTTGCAGACACGCTGCCAGGCGTAGGCCCGAGTGTAGAACTTCTCCCAGTTCTTCTCGGTGATGCGACCGATACCGACCGGCATGGTCAGCCAGATGAGCTGCTCGGTCTTCGCCGAGAAGACGCGGAAGTCATCGTCACCGTTGTCGATGACCGTGCGCTCGCGCTTGTGCTTGCGGTAGTAGGCGATCTCCTCCGGGTCAGTGACCATGGGGAAGGTGACATCGCGGGAAACATCGGCGTAGTTAAAATTAAGGGACATGTGTATCTCTCTTTGGTTGGGTTGGTTTAGTTGTTGAGCGCAGACATCAGACGACCGTTCAAGACGTCAGGCATGTCTCTCTCCTGTGTGATTGATCTGGTGCCCGTAGGCAAAGTGTCCGTTGTCCAGGTCCACGACCACTCGGTCCTCTGACACCGTGGTCCAGAGAACCTCGGTCACCTCATGCCCGTACTTTTCGCCGGGTCGCTCGGTCACCTCCAGGTGGGTGACCGTTGCTTTGAGGGGTGCGTCACGTCCCCAGCCTCCGCGCCAGATGACGACGTCTCCAACCTTCAGTACGTCAGGCATGTCTCTCTCCTGTTGAAGTGACTCAGGTGTTGCCGGCGGAGTTGCCGTCTACCCAAACTTGGTAGTCGTCATACGGGTAGTTGAGCAGGTAGTCCGTGCCTTTCGGGGCAACCCTCCTCTGCAGGAAGTTGCCCTTGCTGTCACGCAAGTCGCGGATGACCCAGGCATCCTCCGACTTGTCAGACCAGTAGAACGTGGAGCCGTCCTCGAGAAGATCGAGAGCGTGAGGCGTGAGCGGGCCCATGCCACAGGCGGGGGGAAGTGAGTGAGTGTCGGGCATGTCTCTCTCCTACAGGTTGATGCCGCACGCCAACGTGTGCGGCTTTCCGTTTGTGACGTTGAAGACCGCGAACTGGCTGGTCAGCAGCGGTTGGTTGTTGCCCACCACGAACGTCTCGAGCTCGTAGGGGTTGTACCGAACTGCCTGCTCCGTTCCGTCGAGCAGGCTGAGGTGAGTGATCCACCCCTTGGCGTAGGCATGGACATGCTCCCTGCCCTCACGCCTCACGCGAGCACGGCCGGAAGGTTGCACCCTCCAGGTCACGTACTTCAACACGATGCGCTTGGCGTACCCAACCACCAGGGCATGCTGTCGCACACTCCATTCTCGGCGGCGCTGGTTGAAGTACACCTGCACCGGGCGCTCTCGGTCGAAGAGCTGGTGGGTGCGCTTCATGTCAGTTCTCCTCGATGACGATGACGTCGTTGCTGTTGACCCAGAGGGTCTCCTCGGTTTCGTTCTCGACGTTGATGCCGAGACGCTGGCCCGGCTTGTACCGGTCCTGACCTGTCCAGAAGACATGGCCGACCTTGCCGATGTTGTGCTGACTCTTGGGTCCAGCACGCACCACCCGGATGAAGTCTCCGCGCTGAACCTGCCGGTCCGTCTCCTCGACCAGGTGGGCGAGACTCTCAGCCCGCCGAGGCGACGGCGTCGGGGGCGGGGGCTGCGCCGCGCTCTGCGGTGCAGTGCCGAACGGGTAGCCGGCAACGGCTCCGCACTCTCGGCAGTAGTCGAATCCGACCACGCCGTCGTATCCGAAGTGGGTGGTGTTGCCGCATCCTGCGATGCAGCTCATGGTGGCGGTGGGGGTCGAGGTGGTGGGCATGGTGCTCTCCTTGGTGAGGTAGTCCTTCGGGATGAACATCCGCGAAGGCTTGATGGTGCGGTGCTGTCCTGCCTGGTAGGCGAGACGCATCACGTCGTCGGGCTGGCCGGAGTGGACCCGGCCATCGTGGTCAGTCCACTGCAGGCGTGTCTTCACACCTTCCATTGCTTTGCCTTCGACGTACAGTCGCCTTCGTAGGTGTATGTGGCTTCGCACATGTAGACGGTGCCGACATCCGGCACGTACTTGGCCGTCTCCGTGAACGTCTCCAGCACGGCGGTGTAGCCACTCTCCCAGACCCAGTAGTCGTCCTCGTGCCGGAGCGTGAACTTGATCTGTGTAGGGGGAAGCGCACGCGTCCCCTCCGTCTCTGTCCACAGAACCGGAGTGATTCGATCCCACGTCTCGTCGTTGAAGTCGATCCAGATCTCGCCCTCTTCGTCCCGGAGGATGCAACTTTCCTCGAAGTTGTACTCCGCCTCGTTCTCCCAGTGCTCAGCGCACGGGGTGTTGAACAGCTCGGGCAGGCCAGCGGCCTTGACCAAGGCGTCCATGTCGTGGAACTTGCTGGTGCTCGACTTCGCAGCGAGGTCCGTCTTGTGCTTAGCCACCAGCTTGCGGAGGGCCTCAACGGCATCCTCCTGCATCGGAGCCCACGCCTGGCATGGGTACTCCGTCGACCGGGCGTGCCATCCCGGCGTCCGGTTGGTGTCTTCCATCTCTCGCAGTTTCATCTTCGGGTCCATGTCTCTCTCCTGGTTGGGGTGGGTGTGGGGCACCTGTCAGGCCGTGCCCCCCTGCGCCTTGTGTCTCTCAGGCGACGAAGTCGAGCGCGCCGTTGCGCAGGACCTTGACCGTCTCGCGGTCCTGCTGGCGCCAGTCGTTGATCTGACGCATCAGCAGAGCTGCTCCCTCCTCGGTCAACTGACGCGCCTCGAGACCCACGCCGCTCGCATGGGCGGCGTAGGTCATGGCGTCCACGATGGACGACGCTGAGCCCTGAGCCGACGTCGTCTCGTGAGTCAGCCCCTCGACGATGAAGGGCACGACCTCCTTGGCTGAAGGCAGCATCGAGCCGACCTTGCGCAACTCTGTCGCCAGTCCGTGCTTGGACTTGACGAACGCCTCGGCAGGTGTGGCGTACTCCTCCTTGCTCTCGACCTCCGACGTCGACCAGATGACCGGCACCTCCTTGAGGCTCTCGTGCATGGCGATGCCCATGCCTGACGCCTCGATCATCTGAGGCAGCACCTCCGACAGAGCCGGGCGCTTCTTGCTGCCGTTCTTGATGGTCTCCAGCATGTTGCTGGTGTGCCGGTACGCGACCTGTCCGAAGGTCTCGTAGACGATGACCATGCCATTCGAGCAGAACGGATTGAAGTCAGCTGCTCTGAAGAACAGACTACTCGCGCGGGCCAGGGAAGTGCTTACGTCAATCGCTGTCATGCGCTTGCCGTACTCGAAGGGCTCGGTCGAGACTCTGGCACGCATGAGCCGATCCGAGATGCTGAGGTCGACGACCATGGCGTCTTCGGTCACGTTACCGAGCAGCGACGCAAGCGCATCGCTGTACGACTGGTGCTGGTACGACGACGACACCACGGAGTCGACGATGCGCTCGCTCTTCCCGCGACGGCGGGTCATCGTGGTGTTGACCACGACGTCGCGGTTTCGCTCCGCTCGGCTGCCGGCTTCGTTGATCATGTCGGCCAGCTGATCGAACAGACCGAGTTTGAGGTGGTCAGCGATGGTGGTCGAGTGGATTCCGACGAATCCGGCGAGGTCGCGTGCCGCAGCCAACGTCAGGGGTACGGGGTGTTTCGAGATGGGGGTCTTGAGGACGAAGACATCATCGGCTCCGACTTCCACAACATTCGCGGTGTTGATGGTGAGGGGCCGCCGGTCAGCGTCGCGCTCCAGCTTACGCAGGCGGTCGACGACATCACCCACGGGTGTGGGGTCGGTGTTGCGGTAGAGGGGGAGGGCAGGGACGAACATGGTCATGGTCAGCTCCGGTTGGTCTTGTTGCTGTGCTTGCGGATGATGACGTCCCGAAGAAACGGGTCGCTCAGGTTGTCGAGCCCGAAGGCTCGGCGGATGGCGGCGGTGTTCATGTTGCTCCTCACTTTGCCGCTGCTGCGGCGGTGTTGTTGTTGTTGAATCGCTGCCGGTCGAACGTCGACAGCAGCGCATGCTCGGGGTGCCAGTCGGTACCGAGCAGCACGGCGGGGTCGAAGCGCACGACGAACCCGGACTCGTCACGCTTGGCCTTGCCACCCTTGGCGGACAGCACGACCCACCCGCCGGCTGCGGGATCCATCCACCGCAGGTCGTCGCGGTCGCCATCGAAGGTCGGACGACCAGCGAACTCACCTCGACGGATGAGCTCGGCCGCTACCTTCTTGGCCACGGTCGTGGTCGAACCGAGCGGACCACCGACTACGATGGCGGTGTTGACGCCGCGCTCCGCCCACCGAAGCGAACGGCGCATCGACTTGGGGTCCTCGCTCAGCGAGAAGGTGGTGTGCCACCCTTCTCGAATGGCGGCGAGATGCGCCGGCGTCACGGGCCGCTTGGTGTAGTCGTAGAACTTCGGCCGCGCGTCACGCCACCAGGGCAGCTTCGACCAGAAGCGGTTGTCACTGGTGCCGTCTGCACGCACTGTGGCCTTGAAGTCGTCACGGATGGCACGTCCCTCCAGCATGAGGACCTCGCCGTAGAAGTCATGGGCGGCGCGCTCCTCGTCGAGGAACCACCGCAGCGTCCGCTTGCGTCGAGCGATGAGCGCACCACCCGACACGTTCTGACCAGTCTTGTTGATGCAGCCATCGCCGCAGCCCTCACTGGCGAACGGGCAGAGAGTGAATCCCTCGATCCCCGACTCATCTGCGGGAGACAGGTACTGGATCCCAGTCAGGACCCCGCGCTTCTCGGACAGCTTCGCCTTGTAGATGTTGGTGCCGAGGAACGTGGCGTAGCCGCCACTCTTGGTCTGCCGAAGGTCGTCGTAGACCTCTCGGACAGACCGGAAAGGATTGATGCCCAGGCTGACAAGAGCAGCTCGTGCTCGGGCAAGTCGTCGTGCTTCGCTCATGTATTGCTCCGTGTTGTGGCACAGCGTATTGTGCTGTGCCTTAAGTGTCAAGGGTGGATGATCGTGCAGTTCTCCTCGGGGGCGAGGCTGATACGCTCGTCAAGGTCCTCCGAGAAGACGCGGAACGCGACGGCGCACGGCTTGGAGCTGTGCTGGATGAACTGGTCGAACAAGAAGCCAGGCTGCGTGTCTCGGTCTCCGAAACAGGCTCCCGCACCGAGCCACTGCACGAACTCTTCTTTGCTGTCCCACAACCCGACGCCGTGACCGACGAGGGAGCAGTGGGCAAGGAAGCACATGTAGTGCCAGTCGATGTCGTCGTGGCGGTCGAGGTACCGCTGCTCTCCCCACTCCTCGACCTGGAATGCGCGCCAGCACGACTCGATGAGGTACTCCATCGACTCCTTGATGACGTTGGTGACGGCCTGCTCGGTCTCGGTTCCGGGGTCCTTACCTTCGAAGAGGAACTCGATCCACTCGTGGGCGGCGTAGTCTCGTCCGACCCTCATGCCTCACCTCGCGCGGCCATCGCCTCGCGGCAGACCTGGACCATCTTGTCGAAGGTCATCCGGGTCGACAGCCAGCGGTTGACCCCGCCGGTGTAGTCCTTCCGACCCTTGCAGGACCGGGCGTACCCGACCAACTCTCCGCCCGGCATCGGCGCGCCGAGGCAGAGGTACAGGCTCTCGCCGTGAAGGATGACTTCACCTGGCACGGCGATGCCCCCCTTGCAGGTGCGGACCTTGAAGGTGCCGGGCTTGAGCCCCAGGTCTTTTGCGACCGACTTGCACGCAAGCTGTGCGGCGTTGAGCCAGCGCCGCTTGGCGGTGGCGTTGTCGGGTGCGGCAGCCATCAGGTCTGCCATGTGCTTGAGTCCTTCCATGTTCTCTCCAGAGTGAGCGCCGACGCAGGGAACCTGCGCCCCAAGGACCGTCCTTGGCTCAGACAACGAGAGCCCGGCAGCTGAAGCCGCCAGGCTTTCACCCGTCGCACGAATCACTCAGCCGCGCATCAGTCGAACCTCCCAGAGAGGTTCGCAGCAGGAGCAGCGATCCACTGGGAAGTACGAGACCCCTTCGACCCGCGCCTTGCGCAGCCTCCAGCGCTTGCCACGCTTGACCTTGAGGACGACGCGCTGGCCATCCTTCAACGTGCTCGACACCTCGTAGGAAAGGAACAGCGAGAACTCTCCCTTGTCCTTGAGAATGTCGAACATCCCGACCCTGCGGTCAGCCTTGATGAACATGGCTCAGCCGGGGCCGCGCGCCCATGGGGGCAGGCGGCGCTGGTACTGGCTGTAGTTCTGCATGAGCGCCTCCGTCTCGCTCATGCGCTTCTCAGGCTTGGCGTAGTAGTTGCCCTCCTTGATCAGTTTGCCATCCTTGACCAAGTTCTCAAGCTCTCGCTCGGCGCCCAGCGGCGGGATGCTCATCTCCCGTGCCACGCCCCATGCGGTGGCGCTCTGGCCCCACTCGAGCGTGGAGACCCACGCTTTGACCAGTCCTCTCGTGGTCGATTCCGGGTTGGAATGTCTACTCATCACTCACCTCCTCAGATAAAGCCGGGCACGCAGCGGCACCCGGAAGCAGTGAAGACCACGTGGCAGACCAAGCACTGCTCGTGCTCGATCGCCGCGAAAGGTCGGTGGCGGAGAGGCTCCGCCTGCGCGGCGAAGAACGCCTTGCGTGCCGCGGCGTGTCGGTCCTTGCGGGCCAGGAGCTCCACGTTTTCGTGGTAGTACTCCCACTTGCCTTCGACTGGGCAAGGCCCCGAGAGGTCGCGGCAACGGTAGCCGACGACCTCCCACTCCGAGAGGTCGGTGACCCCCTGCGCGGCGAGTCGCTTGCACGCGCCCTCGGCGTGAAGGTCGCCGCGAGTGGCGATCTCTGTGTCGAGGGCGTCCACGACTCGAAGGTCGAGTCGTTCCAGTTCGCCCCTGGGGAGGATGCTGGTGATCACAAACGTGCGGAGACTCATGTCTCACCTCCGTCGGTGAAGCGGCCATCCCACATGGGGGCAGCCGCCGCACACCGAGCGATGTCAGCCACCGCGACCACCTCCTTGACCTTGACGAGGAAGGTAGTCAGGGAGATTTCGTCCGTGTCTCCGCTCCCCATGTACAGCCGCTCCGCGAGGAGGAAGATGTCTCTCTTCACGGTACTCGCGATGTCCTGCTTCACGATGAGCCCGTACGACCCTTTCATCAGTTCCTTGACGCGCTTTTCTTCCCTACTCATGTCATGCTCCGTTTGTTGGGTGAATGGCATACACACTTGTCATGCCTGAGAACGTCCAGATCGTGGACGTTCTCAGCCACGCACGGCCCACTACCTTAGCAGTAGCGGGCCGTGGTGTGCCTCTCAGGTGAGGGCGAGGACCGTGACGGTCCCCATCATGGCGCCGATGAGCGCCAGCACCAGGGTGCCGACCAGTCCGGTCGGCTGCTCGTCCCGGCCCGCGCGGACCGGGATGCGAGGCTGCGTGGCCTCGATGGCGTAGTCTTCAGCGGTCATGCCACACCTCCGACCCGTGCCGGGGGCTCGGTCTCGGTCTCGCCTGCGGCCTCCCAGATGAGGTCGAGGGGGCAGAGGACTCGGGGGTCCTCGGTGGTGACCCCGTCGCCGGGGACTTCGACGATTCGACCGAAGTCGAAGTCGAAGTCGAAGTCGCCGAGCGTGTCGGCGGCGATGGCCAGCGCAAGGCTGGCGTGGGTGGTCGTGAACGTCATGGTGTTGCTCCTGGTGTGCCCCCGGAGGGGCGGGGGTCAGCGGGACAGTGCCCGCTTGAGGGTGGGTGCCTTCGGCTGGAAGGCGGACAGGAAGACTGCACCTGCAGCCTTCCTCATCTTGCGGAGAGCACGGGCCTTGCGGTCGTACTCCTCGACCAGGGCGACGAATGCGGTCATCGCATCGTCGTTCCCGTCGCCGGGATACTCGGCGTCCATGCGCCGCCTGAGGCTGCGCAACTCCCGCTGCGCAGCTTCGATCTTTCGTGGCTGTTTCATGGCATCAGCCGTACTTGCTGAGGGCGTGGTCGCTCCAGAACTGGGCCGCTTCGATGGCCTCGTGGGGCTTCATGCCCGAGTCCCACCACTCTCGGGGAGCGACAGTGGACCCGATGCTCCCGTAGGCGGTGAACACCTTGGGGTCATCGCCGGCGACGCCGATGACCACCATGTGGTCTGCCGGTCGGCACGGGCGGTTGATGAGGCGGCTCGGGCCGGGGCGGTTGCCCCGCTTCACGTACTCCACCTCTTCCTCGGGGACGGACTCGTCACCACAGTACGGACCGTACAGAGCCGACTGGAGCGTGCCGGCCAGCTCCTCGAGCGGGACGGCATCGACGAAGAATCCCTCCCGCACGCTCATCAGGATGTCGATGAGCTTGTGGTGTCTCTCGTCCAGCCCGTGGTCAGCGTGGAAGATTGGCGTGCCCTTGGGGGTAGCGGTCATGGTTCTCTCCGATGCAGGCTGAGTGAACGCACGACGAGCAGACCTGCGGACATGCAGGAGCCTGCTGCGCTCGCCGTGCGGGATGGTTGCTCAAGCGCATGAGGCTGCTCGACCCTGTCGGGGAGCGGCGTCACACCTTGGCGCGATTGCTGGGAGCGGAGGGCATCGAACCCTCTACCGTCAAGGTCTCGTGTCGAGGTGATCAGCCTCTCCACGGCAGCGTCCTCAGGTGATCAGCCCGTGAACATCTGCGCGACCAACGGCCCTTACCAACCGGCGCTCCCTCAGGATGAACCTGAGGCCCAATCAAGGCTCTCCTCTTGCGAGGTTGTAGGCGTGGAATCAGACGCCTCGTTACTTGTATACCGCTGCCTTGACTCAGCGGTGAGTGGTCACGGGATGAGGTAGGAAACCTCAACCTCGTACAACCCGCTCCACTCTCCGAACGGGTCGATCACTGCATCGCAGTGCTCGACCTCCGCCAGGAACACCTGGCCCTCATGGGTCACCGCGACGCGGAGACCCACTTCGATTGCTTTTCCGACGATGAAGATTGCGTCTTCATCGTCGGAGAAGTTCGCCTTACTCAAGGCGAACTGTCGCAGGGCGGGGGTCATGTCTCTCTCCAATGCCGGAAGGAAGGAACCCACACACATCTCCGGCGGGGTGCATGTGGGCGTAGGTTGTGCAGGTTGGTGATCCGGTCCTGCGCCGGGGTGGGGGTCAGCAGGAGCGGCGCAGGCCGCGGCATCCCACCGGACGACCGCTCTCGTCGCGGACGAGGTCGCCTGGGGAGAGAACGTCGTCTCGGGGAGCCGCGCTGGCGACCATCCCCGAGACGACGAAAACGGTGCCCTCGACGGGGGCGGGGAGGCCGGTGACCTCCCCGCAGGCGGTGGTCACGGTCGGGATGCCACCCACAGGGGCGGCCTCCTCGCTGACGGTCGCCACTCGGGCGACCTCTCCCGAGGGCGGGATGGTGACCACACCGCCGGGGGCGTGGATGTTGAGGGCGTGAGGAGTGAGGTTGATGAACATGGTGAAGCTCCAAGGCCGGAGAGGAAGGAATGAACCGCAGACGCCTCCGGCGTACGTCTGCGGACAGTAAGGCACACCGACATGTCATGCCGGTGTGAGGTATGCCGGAAAGTGTGTGACACTTCCGGCGGGGGGATGAACCTCCGGTGACGTGCTGTGCTCCTTATGTCACAGCCACGTCTTTGCTCCGAAGGCTCGAAATAAAACTGTCACAGAGGGTCACACGGAATAGGCCAGGAAGAACCTGGACTATCGTTTCGGGCAAACATTGTCCGATTACACGAGACGTAAGGAAGAACCTCACCTCTCGCGGGCGGTGACACAACTGAGACATTCGAGACAGTACCTGCCCATAGAGAGAGGTACTTAGGGGGGGTATGGAGGCTCCTCCCCCCTTGGAAGGGGGTAAACCTCACACGCCACGAGACCCTCTAATAATCAGTATACATTAGATCATATTGTAATCTATCAGGTTGAACCTTGATAAAAACGAATGACCCTCTGTGACGGAAACCGTTGTCCGTCTGCGCTGACGTCGAGAACCCGCATGGGCAGGGCCTCGGCGTCTGCGGAGACGTGCGGCAGAAGTGCTGATCTGCTGATTGTAGATTCAACACTCCTCCCGCTACGATTTGTAGCAATCACCCGCACAGTTCGTCGTCGTCCTCCCACGGCTTGGGAGCGGGAGGAAACTTGAGGTTGTCCCATGTCATCGGGCACCCCCGACGACGAGCCCGGACAGGTCCGCCGCTCGCCGATTACCGGCGGCGTGGTTGGCCGCCGCGCCGGTCAGGACCGACGTGGTCTGGCCACACCAGCCCGCCGGGCCGCGGCCGTTGACGCCGCCACCGCGGCCCTTCTTGCGGGACCAGAGGCGGGAGCGTCCGCCCTCCCGCTTCTTCTTGCGGTCGCCTCCGGCCCACTGGTAGCCGTGGCCGGTGCCGATCACGGACGGTCCACCGGCGCGGGTCTCGTCGCTGGTGTCGTTGCGGGTGTCCACGAGCGTGGACCCCCGGCGGGTGTCGCGGAGGACCTTGCGGTCCTCGCGGGTGGTGTAGCCCTTGCGCGGAATCCGCGCGGAGCGCACCTCGGGCATGATGAAGTCGGGACGGCCCATGGCGGTCCTCCGGCGTTGTAGGTGGGTCACACTCAGTCACGCCCGTGCATCGGACGCGTCCACCGCGCACCACGTGGAGGTGGTGACCATTGCGCGGCATGGGAGCCCCGTGCGGGGCCCCCGTCGGTCTCACTTCCAGTCGCTGGCGGTCGTGTGCTGACCGCGGCGGAAGTTCACGTTGTCGGCCGTTGCGGCCTGCGACTCGAGCCCCTGAGCGGTCAGGGCGCCCCGTGCGGATCCTCCCTTCTCGGTTGCTTCGAAGAGTGCCGCCTCCGCGGAGATCTTGCCCCCGACGGCGTCGGTGATGGACCGCAGCACGCGGCGTGCCATATCACTATCTACCTCAACCTTGCGGACGGCGTAGTCCGCGCCGCTGACAGCGGGGCACACGAGGGTGGGGCGGCTGCCCTCCCTCATGTCTCCGAGCTTGGTATCCTTCACGATGCCGGCGGCGGCGATGATCTCGGCGCAATCCGCGAGGGAGAGGAACTCCCCCACGGCCCAACCGCTGGCGGTTGGGGTCGCGGCGTCAACGCCCTTGCGGGAGATCTTGAGCTTCTTGCCCGTGAGGGTCCAGGTTGCGCAAGCCTTGGAGAAGGCGCCCTTCTCGATCCACGGCCCCGCTTTCGCGGGACCCGGCCGGTAGACCGTGCAGCGCTGATCGTCAATGACGACGCGACGGTCAGTCTTGTCGGCGTTGTCGTCCGCCATGAGGCGGATGGTCTCATCGTAGGAGTCCGTTTCCAGGTAGACATTCTGGAGCGGGTGAATCACACTTCGGATCTTGCCGATCGGTGCGGGTGCGGCATCGGGGCTGGCAGGCATGGGGCTGGCGATGCCCTCGGCGTAGCCGAGGATCGCGCCGAGCATCCGCTTGACGTCATTCCCGGAAGGGAAGACGGGCACGGAAGGCTTGCCACTATCGGGCTTGGGCTGGGACCACGCGCCGGGGCGCTTCGCAGCGTCGATGTCGCGCCACGCCGCACGGGCGGAGCGGAACATATCGGCCACGGCGTCCGGGCTATCGACCATGGAGGGCAAAGCCCTGCCGGCCGTATGCGCGGTCATATCGTCGGCGACCAGGGCGACGACGCCGGCCTTGATGAAGGTGGTGTCATCGGTGATCGCCGACCACACGAGGGGCGCCGTCACGGCGTCCGCCGACACAGCCGCGCCGATGGCGGGGCTGGACGGGAGGACGAGCGTCTCGGTGGTCTCGGTGGTCTCGGTTGCGGTCTCAGGGTTGATCGTTGCGTTGATCATGGCGGTATCTCCACTGTTGTTGTAGGTACCCAGAATGGGCATATGGGGCGTGGTTAGGGTGCGGCCGGAGCCCCCACTATGGAGAGCCCCGGCCGCGCCTCGATACCGCACACGATCGGCGTTGATCCGTTCGTTGCGATTCTTGATCTACCAGCGTTTCATGCTGGCGGCTTGGTTTCACGTCTTGCGACTGGCAGTGATATCCGCCGACACACTCGATAGCGTCGCGCGTCCCGGTCCCCGTATGGCGCTTCCGATCCGTTGCGATCCCTTGGGATTATGCGTGGTCGGTTGCGCCGGGTAGGTACCTCCTCGGAGGTACGCGGCCGGTCAGCGTTCGTGCGTAGTGCGTCGGCTATCCGTCGCTCAGGTTAGAACACCCAATAAGCCAGGGTGTCGCGCCGCTACCATCTCCGGGGGTCGTCTCCGGGTTGATCTCTACCATCATTGCGCGGTCTATGGTTGGGATGCACGGGGCGGCGTCTCACGACGGTACCCCGTACACCTGGAAGGGCGGCGCATTCTGGGAGAATGGGTTGCGGTTTGCATGCGTTGTCAAAGACTCAGGAGAAGCACTCGGTCCCACCGTCAATCCCCCACATAGGGGCGATGGGATGGCGGCGCGTTTTCTACATTGAACTCCGGGGTGGGTGACGTTGACAGTATAGCGTGCGGCGCCGTGCCCCCCCGACCCGACCCTGGTTTTATAACGAACGTTCGTTATCAGCACGGCGCGGCACGCGACCCCCCACCAGCCAAAAACAAAATGTTAGGGACCCACTATAGGGGGGGCCCCTTTTCAATCGGAGCCGGTTTTCAAAAACAGGTGTGTTACAATCGTGTGCGTGTTACGCGTCTTCGGGAGACTATCCATGCCATCGACGATTCGGTTGAGTTTGAAGTTGACGGAGCAGCAGGCTGCTGCACTTGACAGCGTCAAGACTGACCTTAGAAACGACTCCAAGGTTCAGGCATTGGGCGGCGAGGTCACCGACCATACGGCACTTAGATACATCCTTTACGAGGCCTTAGACGGTCGGGTGTATTCGAGTCGGACGTATGAGCCTGAGGAGCTTCCGTTGTTCGTGGCTCACGCGGAGGAGTCCTTGGTCGATTCCGCGGTGGAGGCTGTGGATATCGGCACACCTGAGCACGATAGCCCTGAAGAGGATGTTATTCCTGTGAAGGTGTACAGTCGGCCCCACGATTGGATCTACTCGGACGATAGTGAGTGGGATTTCCCTGAGTCTCAGGCGGAGATGCACACGTACTACGAGAATGCGGGCTGGCTTCGTGTTGCTGCGCCTTTGGAAGATCGCCTTCTTCAGTTCTACTGGACGCCGGACGGTGCCGAGCAGGGACTGGCGGTCTTCTCTGGTCGAGACAGCTATCGTCGCGTGGTCGTGTCTCAGCGTTCGCCGGACGTGGGCGTAGCGCATATGATTCCCGAAGACTGGGACGAGCCTCGCACGGCTACTGGCGACATCGGCATGTGGTCACCTGGTTGACGAGGGAGCTCCGATGGTAGGGTTTGCGAACTTGGGAGAGATCATGGCGTCGCGAGAAGACGAGCCGCAGGCCCCTCAAGCACCCCAGGTCGTGGCGGTCCCCGGCAAGAACGCCCCCGCAGGCCACTGGGGCTGCTACCTGTGGCAGACGAACCCTGGGTCGTGGCAGGATGTCGCAGATGCGCTCGAGCAACCGTTCGACGTGCTGTACGGTCTTGCGATGGACTACTGCTGGGCCGTAGATTTCGACTGGCCGCTGCAAAAGCAGGTCGGAGAGCGCCGCGTTGTGCGCGAGTTCATCCGAGGAGCGCCGTGAGGGTCGTTTTCTACGGCGGTCGGCACTTCAACAACGTCTACAAGCTGTACGAAGCCTTCTACATGCTGTACCGGGGACGCGGAATGGCCGAAATGTACGTCACAGACGACTTTGGGGCCGCTGAGCTGCTGATTTCGTACGGAAATGCGGCGGATTTGGACGTTCACTCCATCCCTGCGCCCTGGTTGATGCACGGTAGGGCGGCAGAGAGCCGTCGCAGGCGCACATTGCTCGAATCGGCGCCCGATATGGTCGTATTGTTGCCGGGCGGGCGCGATGTGGAGAATATGGAGGCGGCAACGGCGGCTGCGGGGGTCCCAATCTGGGATTTGCGCGAACTTCCGTACGTCAACCTGGGTGACGGCACCCAGATTGGCGAATACGAGCAACCCTGCGACGAGCTGCTCTTCTAAAAGGGCCGCGCATATGATTGTCGCCCATCAGATGTCTTCCGGCGGCGTCATGTTGTCGGTCACGTCGTACATGTCGAGGGGAGATTCCGCGAACAGTCGGCGGCGCCCGTCTTCGTAGTCAAACACGTGGACGTTCGCACCGGTCTCATCGTCGGTGTACTGGAAATGCTCTCTGATCCCCAGGTCCTGCGGCTTGAGCATGTGCTCGTTGAACGCCTTGGACACTCTGTCCTTGTAGTCGTCGGGCGTTGCCTTGGGAAAGACAAATGGGTTGATCTTCTCGCGGACCATGCTGTCGCTGATGAGGTCGCGTTCGATCTCATCCCCGGTTCTCATCGAAGGCGGTGGTTCGCCGGAGACCTGCGATTGTATGAGACGGCCGAGGTTTCTCGATCGCACAACTTCAGTACGGTCGATGATTTCATCGTCGGTCAACGGCTTGGGTACAAACCCTCGGGGAGGACCCGATGCGCGGGCTTTCGACGCATTGGGCCCGAGCATCTCCAGGTTGTAGCCGTACGGAGTTTCCGTGGTTGTCGCGACCGTGCCGCTATCGTACGTGGTCGTACCCTCCTTGAGTCGGGGGTTCAGACCAACCGTAAACTCGCTCGCCATCTCATCTTTGAGATTGGCGCACGCGTCACCTGGCGAGTAGTTTTTCATCAGGTGATGAGGATTCGCGTCTGCAGAGTAGTCGACGGACCAGTGCTGCCGGAGTTGCCCGCGGCGTTGGATCCGATGTACAGAATCCCGAAGTCGATGGTCAGCCCGAGGGGAATCGTGTACATCCTCGTGCTGTTTCCTGGCGCGTAGAAGATGTAGTGTGCGGCGTTTGTCCCGCTGGCCTTACCTGAGGTCGCGTCCCAGATACGGAGGTATGCGTCGCCCGACCCTGCGCTGTTGTCCAGGTAGACGGCGAAGATGGTAGTCCCCCCCGACTTCCCCAAAATTGGTGACGTGCCGCCGACGACGTTGGCGTCGGAGATTTCGTTGCCGGCGAGATTGCCCGGAAGTACGCGATTAACAAGGCTCATAGTTCAGCTCCCCACGAGAAGGGTGGCAGCGGGTTGGCCGGGCCCCACGTTGTTATCGTCGGCTTCGTCTGCCGTCGCTCGGATGGTCACGGCCGTAGTGAACGACAGGCCATCTGCGATAACGACGGTTGTGCGGGTAGACTGCTCAACCCGAATGACGAGGTCCGGTAGAGTGCTCCCGGCGGTGGCTGACAACGCATTGTAGAACTTGAAGAAGGTGTTGGCCCCTGTGTTCTGGGAGTTGTCCAGAACCAGCGAGTGGAGCGAGACCGCACCGTCAAAAAGGTCGGCAGTACCTACGTGGTTTGTGACGGTTTCCTTGGCAATAATGTCAGGGAAATCGGAGGTACCGAGGGGCGTAGTGGTCAGGGCCATTTAGAGTTCTCCTGCGCGGGCAGCTTATCAGCCGCCTGTTGCCTTTGTCACGGTCTTCTTGTTGCTCCAGGTAGCCTGGCAAGACCAGTAACGAGCCTTGTGTTTAGGGCCTGGGTTGTCGCAGTTGTGTCGTGCCCGGAAGTTCTTGCGTCGCTTGGGGTCGTCACGCTTGATTTCCATGTTGGCGTCCCCGAAGGTCACCTTCACGACGTTGCCGTTCGGCTTCTTCACGAACACGACGAACTTCTTCCGTCCGTAGGAAGGTTCGCCCTTTCGGATGCGCCTCGGCTTGTTGAGCGCCGGAGTCTTTTTCTTCTTCTCGGCCAAAACGCACCTCTGCTGAGGGACAATAACACACAAGCGCCGATGGTAAGTCAGTCTCCCAGCAGGTAAGCCCAGATTAGCGGCGCAACAATGGTGGCGTCTGACTCGATCATAAACTTCGGGGTGTCGACATCGAGTTTGCCCCAAGTGATTTTCTCGTTGGGTGGCGCTCCTGAGTATCCGCCGTAGCTGGTCACAGCGTCACTGATCTGGCAAAAGTATCCCCAGAAGGGCGTCGATGTCTCTTTGAGGTCTTGAATCAATGCGGGCACAGCGCAGATGGCGAAGTCTCCTGCAATCCCGCCACCAATCTGAAAGAAACCAACGCTCGGAGTACCGTTGAGATCTTTGGTCTGCTGCTGGTACCACTCTATCAAGCGAACCATCTGCTCTGTGCCTGAGACCACAGACGTATGACTCTGTAGGTTTCCTTTGAGTGCAGCGACAGCGAACATGTTGCCGCAGGTGCTGTCCTCCCACCCCGGCGTAAACACAGGGACACCGCAGCGTGACGCAGCGAGCAGCCAGCTGTCTTCAGCCTGTTGGAAGTGACGCTGCACTTCGGGTAGTGCCAGCACACTCTGAAGATGTTCCGCGGGAAGGGCTGAGCGTCCCTCTTGGTCGAATGCTTGCCAGCGTGCCAGAAGTTTTTCTGCCAAGCGGCGCATCACTGTCTCGGGAATGCACGTGTCTGTCACGCGGTTCATGCCCTGCTCGTAAAAAGCACGGTCTTGTTCAGCCGACAGTGCTCTCCAGTTTTCGATCTCAACGTACGTGTCTCCCTCCAAGAGAGCGTAGGCATCTTCCTCTAAGTTCGCTCCCGTGCAGCAGATTCCATGCACTAAACCAGCGTCGAGCGCGCGCGATAAGATTCGACCAATCCGAGCAGTGGACATCGCTCCGGCCAATGTCACAAACATCTTTCCGCCCGCTGTGATGTGGGCTTCGTAGGCTCGTGCAGCTGCTCGAACTTGTCGAGCGTTGTAGTGTAGATAGTGTTGGTCGACAAAGTCGCGTACTCTCATTCAATCCTCCTGCCAGGCTCTACACGGGGTCCATACTTCTTAGGGGCAAAGGCACCCTGCTTGGACTAATCTTCGACGCGTAGATCTTTACTTTAAAGCTGCGAAAGAGAGTAATGCAAGATTTCGATCCGAACAACGCTGCGTCTACAGAAGGTCTGTTTGGACTGTCAGACGAGCAGCCTGCGCTTGTGCGGGTGCTCCCTGTGCCTATTGACGCAACCGCGAGTTTTATGCGTGGAACGGCTGACAGTTGGAAGTACATCTTGCGCGCAAGTCATCAGGTTGATCTCTTTCATCCTCACGTTGAGTCTCCGTGGCGAGAAGGCATCGTGTTGGAAGATGTGCCGTCGAACCTTCGACAGCTAAACACAGAGGCGTGTGCGTTGGTCGCTGCGGCGAGATCCGGCGCAGCTTGCACCGACGAGGTCAACAAGATCGGGGAGACGGTTGCCGACGAAACTGAAAGGTTTGTCTCTGCAGCCTTTCAACGCAATGAAATACCTGCCATCTTGGGCGGTGACCACTCAGTGCCCTTCGGCGCTCACAAGGCTGCTGTCGCTCAGTTCGCTGAGCTGGGTGTCCTTCATATCGACGCACATGCAGACCTGAGACCGGCCTATGAAGGCTTCACGCACAGCCATGCGTCCATCTTTCACAACACCCTGAGTTTGGGAATCTCATCTCTCGCACAGGTCGGGATTCGAGACCTGTGTGAACTCGAAGCCCAGCGACAGCGCAACGATCCAAGGATTCATACTCTGACTGATTTTGATATTGCCGACACCAAAGCACGTGGCGCAGACCTTAAAGAGCGTTTCGTAGACCTGGTAAAAACACTGCCTGAGTCTGTGTGGGTCTCGGTCGATATCGACGGACTTGATCCCTCGCTATGTCCCAATACCGGTACGCCAGTACCCGGTGGACTAAGCTGGCGTGAGTTCCGTGTTTTGATGCAGGCATTGGGGGAGTCAGACAAAAATATCGTAGGGTTCGATCTTTGCGAGGTTGGGCCTCATCCGTGGGACGCTAATGTCGGCGCACGGGTCTTGTTCGAACTGTGGTGTTGGAGTGTGAGCTCTTATCGAAGACGCTCGCAAAACCACGCATGAATACTTTATTGCGACTCTGAATGGTTACTCAGCAGCGGTTACCTGCAGTGTATCGACGAGAAGGTCCCTCACGGCGGAACACTCAGGGCGCTGTGCCGTTGACTGGCCGTACTGGAGACAGCTGGCCCACTGGCACTGCACGCTCATGGGGTCGCCGCCCATTTTCGTCCGGCACTGCACGGGAATCTCTGCCAGAGTGGCTTTGATTTCAGCGTCAATGACAACGGGCTTGCTGGCTTCGACCAGAATCTCGGTCTGTCCGTCGAGGATGGCGTCGATGCTCTGTGCTTGCGCCTCAAGGGCCTTTGCAGCGCCGTCAGGCTTAAGGCCCCACCCAGCGCCGAAGCCTGCGCCGACGCTGACGACAACCGCAATGACGGTCAGAGTAACGGGGTCCATCTTAGTCATCCTTGCTGATGCTCTTGGGCGCAGCGAGGCCCTTGGCGGCTTCGCCTGCGATGAAGGCGATGGTCACCCACATCCACGCTTCGTCACCGATCTTGCCGTAGAAGCACAATCCTGTGCCTACGGACCACGCGAGGAGGCGCCGGTAACTGATCTTCTTCACGGGGTCGAAGAGCATGTCAGTCATTTTGGTGATCATCAGGTCCCCCACGCGATGCAAGCATTCGCAAGGATGTAGCCCAGCAGCGCCAGACCATCGTGGTCCAGGTACTTCTGGTGGTCTTCGTTGTCCATGAACACCGGCTCGAAGCACACCCCGCTTAGATTTCCAGGGCCGGCGTAGATCCCCTTCACAGTGTAGTATCCATTGGTCCACTCGTCGGGGCTTGCGGCCCGGACCAAGTGACGGCTGATCTCGGGGAGCTGCGCGCTCATCTCGGTCGCGACTGCCTTCGCCAGGTTCTCTCCGCCGTGGCTGCGATAGTCGTGCAGAGCAAGGGAGTATGACCCGCCACCCGCGTTTAGGTGACACGCAACATATGCGCACATGTCGTCGGGGTGCGACATTGCGATGCCGATGGCCTGCTCATGCCGGTCGCTGTACCAGCCCGAGTCGAGCACGTAGACGGTGTGTCCTTCTGACTCAGCCATTTCCTTAGCGGCGTTGATGTAGAGCGGCGTGAGGTTGGCTTCACGTTCGTCGAGCTCGACTTTTCCGTCACCGTCGAGGTCAGCTCCGGCCCCCAGGTCGTTCTGCCCAGGCTTGCCGTAGTGCTGCCTATCGAGAATGAGCACCATTTCAGACTCCCGCGGCGGGCTTCACGACAGCGTCGACCTTAGCCTGTAGGACTTCGTGTCGACCGTAGAGGCCTCCTACCTTCCGCTCCACTCGTTCGGTGGTCTCGAGGATCTTGGACCCTTGGTCGTG